GCGCCCATCAAATGCGCCCATCATTCGCGCCCATCAAATGCGCCCATCAAATGCGCCCATCATTCGCGCCCATCAAATGCGCCCATCATTCGCGCCCATCAAATGCGCCCATCAAATGCGCCCATCATTCGCGCCCATCAAATGCGCCCATCATTCGCGCCCATCAAATGCGCCCATCAAATGCGCCCATCATTCGCGCCCATCAAATGCGCCCATCATTCGCGCCCATCAAATGCGCCCATCAAATGCGCCCATCAAATGAGGCCACTGATGAGGCGAAGGGCGCGAGGCTTTCTTATGACCTTTATCATGTAGTTGTCAGCAGAAAATATAGCCGACCGAGCATCATTTTATGTATGTCTGTAGTATGGATGGCCGCTGACCATCCATACTACAGACATACATAAAATGAAAAATTGATGTCCGATCCATTAAATATGTGAAACTCGACGCCCATTCAAAAGTAAGCAAATATGTCCAAACCAGAAGGAAACGCCGCTGCTATTAATAAGGGAGTCAATGACCTTATCGACGCCGTAGCCAAGCTCGATACTAAGGTTGTAGAACTTAGTAAGTCCGTAGTTCAGCTTCAGAATGACCTTAACGTCATGAAGGATACTTCGCGAACTGACGTCGACTTAATACAGACCCAATTAGATGAATTAAAGACATCTATGACCCAGGTCTTAAGCGCACAATCAGGCGCGAAGAAGTCAATTAAGGCCGCTGAGGATAAGGCACCTAAGGAACCAGCCGCAGAAGGTGAAGCCAAGGAGACTAAGTCAGCCGCTGAAAAGAAGAAGAAAGAAACAGATAATGAATTCTTCTTGAGACGATGTGGAGAATCACCTGAGTTCAAAGCTAAGTATGACTCGGAAGAGTTGAATAAGGCATGCACCAATAACCGAGTTAAGTGTAAGGCACTACACACCATTTTGAATGATTCTAAGTATGTGACTTTAAAGGCTGAGTTTGAAGCTGAGAAAAAGGCTTCAGCTTAAGAAAGCATTTATTGTAAGTAATCAACGTTTTATTTTTTTATTTAGTTATGAGTGGATAATAAAAAATAAAATTATTATTCAGTTATACTTTCGTATATATGAAGTATATTCATAGTAATATGTTTAGTAATATCATTTAATAATACTTCATTAAATAACATATATTTTTGAACTATATTTGTTTGAATGTTAAGAACTAATCGAATACAATCTTTGCAATATTCATCAAGACCATTGAATCTATAAATACATTCATAATCTTCAACACACATACAACATGTATTGCATTCACCATCACTATCTTTAAGAGAGTATTTTTGTCTTTCACCAACATTATTGATTAATGATAGATGAGTATTACTAATCATACAATGAAAATCACCATAACTACATGGGCGTCCATATCCAACACTATAGAATTCAATATCACTGCCATTTATTGCTATAAACTTACAACTTGAGTCTATAGAGTGAACTGGAAGTAATATCTCTTTTTTACAATCACTCGCTTGTAGAAGATACACTTCATTTGGGTCGCCATTACATGGTTGTGTTTTACTGACGCCAAATACAAGTTTAATATGAAATAATGGTTCACTATCAATTACTTTTTTAATCATTTCATAACATGCAAAGTGTAAGCAATCAGAGTTATATTTTCTAACAGGTTCATATCCTCGCATATGACATAAACAACATTCAATTTGTTCAGTTATTTCGTGATTAGATTCATTTAATACAAAATCCACAAAATCATAATAAGATAATGTGTTGTCAATCGCGAATCCAATACCTTCATCACTATCGAATCCATTATGGCGATACTTAAAGACATCTCCAGTTAATACGGCCTGTAATGCGTTCATCTACTTATTTATTTCATAACATAATATCAATTTTGTTCAAAAAAAGTATAACATTAACTTAGATATTAGTCAATCCAACGACATCTACCTCACCCTTATACAAGCAATCAGCGCCTTTTTTATCATATTTCTGAAATACAGAATAATACACTTTAGTCGCCGTATTATATGGCAAGAATAACTTCTCAGTAAATCCCAAACTCATAATATACTGTTTAACATCATTATGTGAAAAGTAATACATTGGTTCTATTTCCTGATATCTCGCAACATCATCAATAGTAGCAGTTTTCTCGCCAATACTGTATACGAAATGTTCTAAACTAACATTATTCGCATCATCTGCACCCATAATATCGTGGTCCTTAATAATTAAAACACCACACGGTTTCAAGATACGCGCGATATCATTCAGGCGGAATTTCGCGTCAATACAATGATGTAGAGAGTGTAGCATCGTGATTACATCGACAGATGCGTCCTTTATATTGAGCGTTGTATTGGGCTCAATCAACATATGCTCTTTGTTTGTGCCTAAATCAATACGTAAGTAATTCTTCACATCACAAGAAATCGCATGTTTCGCATTCATCTTCTCGGCGAGGAATACGAAGTCAATACCATCGCCTGAACCAATATCAACATACGTATTAACATTCTTGACATATTTCAATACCTTATCAAATCGTGCGGGATTCTTTGGCGCTTGTGATGCCCACATCGATGAATTCGCACCATAATATGCATCTAATATTTTTGGAATATCTTTGCGATAATCATTGGTTATTTTTTGAACAATCTTCAGGTGCGTTGTATTATTCCAGGATACTTCCCCACCAATGCGCGGTTTGAATCCTGTGTTATCATTCGCGCCACCTTTAGCGCGTTCTTTTGATGCGATTGCTGGATAGTAAATAGGATGGCGTTCTGTCATGAATTGTCGATTCCAAATCTTCTCGATGATATTCGCGCCGAATAGTCTTTCCTTATTGAATAACTTAGATTCAATTTCCTCTACTGAATTTCGCGCTAATATTGCCTGGACCTTATCGCGAACCATAACATAATCATTAAATCGCTTTGTGCTATTCGCGCCCAATACTACTTCGGTTATATAATACTGAATTAGTGCATATCTCATGAGAACATATGGTGATGCGCATTTTATAGGCATCTTATTTTGTTGGTAAGTAGCTTCACAATAAGATAACGCGTCATACCGCACATTATTAAATACATCAAATAAATCGTATTTAGTATCGCCTGATTTTACCTTTATGGTATACTTTGTTAGGCGCGAATCAAATACGAATGTTGATTTTATAGACAGGACTTCGTATTTTGAGCCAACTATCTTCTTTGTTAAGTTGATTATATCTTCGATTTCCGATATGCTTATAAATTGAAGGCGGTCATTTTTGGCGCCACTAGTATACCCTAGAGTAGAATAAGCAAAATCACCAATAATAATCGCATCGTATTTCACGATATTAGATAATACCTCCTTAACTAAATCATTAATTGGAATGAATCCGGCGCCTATGATTTCACTTACATTATCTGGGCTCACCATTGCAAACAACTGGCGCTCAACCTCTATTTCACCACTCCATTTCTTATGATTCGCATAAGAATACATAATCTCATAATTATTAATTAGATGAATCATTGAGTTGGTCGCCAATAGTGTATTCGCCTTATAAAAACGCCCATTAACATGCGTACTTATTTTATCGCGGATATCATTTAAGTTCGCAATATGAATAATATTAACAATTGGACGCGAATTCACACCAATTGAATATGACCTATTCTTAATCGATGTTGTTAAACTTAAGGTGTTCATGGGAATATGCGGGCATTTGGCGCCGAATATATAGTCCGCGAACTTACACACACTGTCAAATCCGCCATCCATAACCACTGTATATACGTAATCATCGCGCGAGATAGGTGCGCCTAATAGGATAGAACGTGAGTGAATAATATACTTGTTTGCGAAACAATATTCTTCTACTAAATGGAGGATTGGTTCATATAGAAAGCGGTCATTTTCGATGACAAATTTCTCCGCATTAGATATGAGTTTTTCAATAGGATTCACTATCGTATACATTTTAAGTAAAGGGTTCTTTTAAGTGAAGTATTCCTCTATTAAGTTAGTTATATTATTCTCTATAATATTTTTTTCATAATTATACTTATCAGGCGCATCTAATTCTGCGGCGATAAATAACTGAACATACTCCAACAGAGTATCTTTGTGAACCTGGCCTAAACATATAGACTCACCTATCGCATATTTATTATTTATGTTCAATATACATGCCGTGGGCATACCCATCGGATAATTTGATGGAATATTCATTTGAACTACATAACGGGCATCAGATACCGCGATTAAAAACTTGACTTCATTAATAGGGCCAATTAAACAACCTTGAATAATATCATCAATCTTGACCTGTTTGAATTGCCGCATTATTAGGCGTTCCATTTTCTAATAAAAGAAATGCGTTTTATCTTTTATTAGAAAAATTAAAAGACATAGCGAGGATGAACTTTAGTGAATTTGAAGTTGGATACGATGCTCTGGAACTACATGTTAATAATCGCCGACAACAAGCTGAACTTCAAGTAAAGGAAATAAACATTAGATATGAAATGAACAACTTATTCAACGCCAAACGAAACGAATCTAATTATGCGCGGTTTTTGGAAGATGAGTTGATTGCGGCAAAAATCGCGTTGATGCATGCGAATAATCCAATCAAACAAGTTGATGTTCCAAGGTTGGAATTTATTGGCGAGGATTATGAAGTTCCATTTGAAAGCGCTGATGATTTACTTGGGTAGTTATCCTTCTCGTAGAAATTTATCATGATAAGTTATTTTAACTCAGTATAGTTTTATTTTTTATATTAATATAATGCCACATAAATCAGCCGCACATAAATCCGCGCATAAGAAGAGCGCATCTAAGAAATCACACAACTCACACAAGAAGAGCACACCAAAGAAACATCCACATATGCATCATGGTAAGCCAAAAACAAGAACTATTCTATCACATAAGAGTAGACCTCGGGCGCACGCGAGTCATGCGACCAGTAATATGAGTATAACTGACTTACAGTTTATGGCGAAGTCTAAGGGTATTCCATTTGGTGGATTGACAAAAACACAATTAATCGATAAGATAAATCGATTCTAATGCTTTCAACCTGATATCCAAATATTGACATATTATTTAAAAATTGATGTATATAAACATAATAATAGAACAATGAAGCGTGAATATAGCCCGATTGAGAAACAAAATCATATATACCGCCTATTAGGAAATTCAGACCCTCATATAAAAAATAAATTTCAGTATGATGACGTCGCCATCAACTCAATCACCCACTTTGACATTGCTGATGACATCTCAGCGAATATCCAGCGATTAATCAATGAAAGTGTGAATAAACCACAACAAATAAGAATCCTGGATGTATTCTCTTGTGTAGGCGGGAATGCCATCTCGTTCTGTCGCCATGGATTCATGTTAACTGGGATTGAACTCAATGGTGCGCGGTTTAAGATGCTTGAAGATAATCTATTCTTGTTTGATTATTTGCCATTATTATACAATGGTGATGCATATGAGATTATCGCGCGATTAAATGATGTGTGTGATTCTGATGCATCAGAATCACACACACCAGATGCACCCAAATCAAGCGCATATGATGTCGCATTCATCGATGCGCCGTGGGATGTGCGCATTGATAATACGATTATGATTGGCGATAAATCGTTGGATGATTATATTACACTTGTAGCTACGCCATTGATTGTCTTGAAATTACCATGTGATTATGATTTGAGTAAATACACCGAAAGAATATTACTCGCGGAGATATACGATGAACCAACGACTATGATGGTCGTATATATAAAAAAATAAATATGGTATACTTTTTTTGTAATAAATAATCATATTAACTGTATCATAAAATCAAAGAATATATTTCATCTTTGTATTCCAAAAATGAGAACAAATATCATTATGTGGAAGAATCTCTTTAGTCATGTAAAATAACCACGAATATCGCCTACAGAATTCATGCTGTAGTATATAATGGCATTTTTGACAAACATTAAATTGTTTTACAAATACACCGGTTTTTGTAGAACATAAAACGCATATGACATTTGAAATGGCATATCCAGCGCTAAAAATTATAGTTTCGAAATCGCCCGGTGTATCTCTAAACCAGTGTCCTGGATAAACATAATACTTCTGATATTTTAAATCGTTATTCTCATTTTTTACGGTGAGTAATTTAACAAGTATTTTCTTTTTTTCAGGCGATTTCATATTATATAATTTAAGTTCATTACGTAAGTAATCATCGGGATATTTATTCCACGCAATATACATTAAATCAGCCGCATTTAACTTTTTAAGATTTTGTTCAGTTCTTTTTATTTCAAGTAGTCTATGTTGTCTATTGCGTTCATCATCATGTTTCTGTTTTATGCGCACCATCTCAGATACGTAATTGCCTTGATATTGTAGGATATCATGAATATATCCTCGCTTTCCGCCAGATGTGTCGGTTTTGGCAATTCCAGCAGCTAACATTAGTTGTTTGAGGTCGGCGATAGAAAACGCATGTAGGTCGTCATATGAGTAATTCATTTACGTATATGAGTTATATTCTTTTATTGGTAATAAGGATGTACACCGTATTGGTCGCGTATAATAAGCTTACGCCCAATACTCTCCAATAATGCGCGGATTCTTTCAATCACTCTCTTCTCAATATCAATGGAACTATTACCAAACTTCTCATAATATTCGCGGAATATCGCACACATCAACGCGCAGTCATGGCAATTATCAATTCCAACCTCTCTATTAATAAATGAGCGGTATACATGTTTTGGCCGCATTGTTGTGTTAAAATAAAAGAATTTCTCTTCATATTCATTAATATCATATATAACGCGGTCTATATCATTTTCTGTTATACTTAATAATCTCTGTCTAAACATAAATACTAAAAAAACGGACATCAATTTTTTTATTTCATCATGCGATTTAATGTGTCAATAACTTAACCATCGCGCGGTATTTATTACAGCAATCCATTTCAAGAATATCATAATAATCTTCAATCGCGCGAAGATTATACCACTTAATAAATGATGTCAACAACAGTTGATTTTCGTACTTTGATTCATCTAATCTAATCAAATGAGGGCGCATTAAAACACGAGCTGACCGATTATACCCAGCCGAATATAAGAATTCAACCAAACTAATGAATGTATCAAAATTACCACTCTGCTGTTTAGCCTCAAGTATACCCTTTAGCGATTCATCATCATAGTAATTAACAGCGCGCATAACACATTCTTCCACTTCATCGTGATGGATATCATCACTTTCAATTGTTCTACAGTAATGTTTGCCAAAATATTCTTTATTACTCACTTTAGGAATAACTCCATTATTATAATGATAATTCTCGCCCGATATACCATATTCGATATTTAATTCGGCGATAATTCTATTAGAACCATCATACTTATACATGGACTCAATTCCATTCGCGACATATATTTCATATGTATCAGCTTTTCCTTTTTTAAGATATGCTTCATGGCCACTCAAGATAAGCGCTGAATTATCAATAAATATCTTATTCGCATCAGTATTACTAACTACCGTGTCTCTATTTTTCTGACAATATAGTGCGAATTTCAGCTTTACCCCATGTGAGAGCCATGGGTCACATATAATATCGCGAAATTCATTAAACTTCATCTTAATCTGACATAAACGCACAAAATCGCGGAACATCTCAAATGCGCGGGTCTTAATTGCGCGGTGAACCAAGAACATTTTCATTTGCTGAGTTAATAATTTTGGGCCTTTTTTACGGAATGAATCACTAATGCGCACGACAATTTGTTGATAGTGTCGCCCATCGATGAGCGCGAAATCATGCGCGCTTATGTTGTATGCGTATATGGCGCGAATTTGACTAGCTACACCTTTGGAGACGCGTAGGAGCGCACATATGGTGTGCGCGCATGGGTCGGCGTCTAATATCTGCTTCAGGATGTCATTCACTAGGATAGTCGTCATATTATTCATATAATCTTACTGATTTAATCAATTTTTTCATCTGTTATTTGCTTACTATCATTTGGGTGCATCGACATTAACGTTGAATGTATATGTTATATACGTGAATCAATTTTAACTAATGTTAGCATAAGCTAAAGACATATAATGTTGGTACTATAAAAAATAATGAGTTTATGATATACGAATATTAAAGCATGTTATTTTATACGCACACCATCCACCCACCATTCTTTCGCATATGGTGTTATTACCGCAGGTAGCCCATTACCGCGATGTTTTCGATTGTTCCTCATATAAATTTGCGTACTTCTTCCAATAATCGCAGGTAAATCTTGTTCACGATGTTGTAGACCATTCTTATACCACATTTTTAAGTGCGGATAGTCAATCGCAGGTTCATCGCCATCCCGATGGTTAACTCCATGTATGAAATATTCTTTATAATTAGGCAAATCAACTGCTGGACCATCTTCGCGATGATACTTATTATTCAGAATATATACTGTTTTATTTCCAATTTGATAGATTTCAGTTAATAAACGCTTAATCATAGACTGGTTATCAAGCGCCCATAATACGAACTCATGATTGGTTACCGAGAATAGACGATAAATGGCGATTGACCTGGTGTGGTTTAGTATATCGTATAAAACAGACATTCTCCTATATTCTTCTATAATTTAATCAATTTTTTATTCAAAAAAGTAAGTATTATTTGTGAAGGGGCGTTATTTAATCGCATTCAAATACCTTTTCTCAAACAAGGCGTAATTCTTCTCTGTGAGCGGATATTGCCAATTCATATGCTCGCCCAATAATTTAAGCGCCGGTAAATTAAACGCGGCCTTTGCCATGTTTATTAAATTGTGATATGTCGCAGTTTTATTCTGGTTCATATTATCTAACCAAGTGTGTAATAACCCGAATATCATCATTTTATTATATTCAATTGCGATTTCATACAATTCAAGTAAACCTTGATAACCAAGTTTTGAATTCATCATATATGCGTTTATCTGGTCTTCACTATGTGTTCTCATTCCGATTTTAAAATTAACGCCAGAAACATGAACAATTTGATTCTGGTTAGGAACACTGAAATTAATTAATATTGTGGGTTTATTTACTTTTTCTTCAATATCACAGGTAAATGAAGAATTTTCAGTAGGGAATATAACTCGCGGAGTATCAGCATGATTATAGAAAGTATACAAATTAGTGCGGCCGTATGTTCGTGCGTAAAACCCACGCACCCTCATCTCATTATCTCTCCTTTCATTAAAATACCCTTTAATGACTTCATCACTTGCGTTCGCAAACATAACATTCAACTTCTCCGGATGTTGTTTTGCAATCTTATAATTTCCATTTTCATGAAGAATATTATATGCGACTTGAACAATCGTATACTGTTTATCTAAGTTTGCAGAAATGTAATTAGCACCACGGTCAACATCCTGCTTATAGAATGTGGCGATTTGTTGCTTCACACTGCGCGGAATCACTGGACGTGGGTTATAGGCGTCCGCACAGGATGGCGGAACATCCGTGAGCATATCAGTGAACTCAGCCAGGGTTATCTTTCGAGAAAACGGAGCAAAATCACGCAATATAGGGAAGTAGCCGTCGCGAATTGCCTTATTATGGTAGTAGCGCTTAACTGACTTCGGTAGATTCGCTCCATTCATTGTGATAATGATATAGTCCTCGGCACTGAATTCGCGGTATAGAGGTAGCGGTATTGGGAGTTGAAATGCGCGCGTCATTATGCGGCGCATATCGAGGGATACTGAGGCAAGCGCAAGGATGTTTAACGCATTGATGTCTATACTGAGGATATGAACGAGGATATCGCGGTATTGGCATAATTCCGATAGGTCCATTGTTAGTTTACGGTAATAAAATTGAATGAGTTCAATTTTTTATGATAGAGAATGTATTTGAATAATATAAAAATTGTCCATGAGTCATATTTCTTAGTATTTAACCATACATATCATTCATATGATTTTAACTTTAATAAATTTGCGATTACGTTAGCGCGTAAATACCAGAACGAATTAGCAATCATTTCCAATAAAGCACATCAAAAATATATGTTTGATTTGTGTGATTCTGTGTTATATAAAATTCCACTTACGTTATCAGTCGCATATAACTAAACCCACTTATTTTCATCAGATATTCACAAGAATTGTGCACTTATCTATGCGGCCTTAGAATGTAAAAGACCCAATATCAATAATTGCTGATTTTCTATTTGACTTACTTATTAATGATTATTCGTTGTATAAGTGTGCTAATTTATAAGAAGTATATTTTTTGTGGATTAATAATATTACTCAAACTTTAGGTTGCGAGTAGATACCATTAAATTAAATTAAGAATAAAAAAATATCTGGAATAATATACAATAATAAAAAATGAATATGGAAATATTACTTGTTGTTATTATTATTATCATGTTGTTTATGCAATATGATAGAAAACATCATAAAGCAGATAAACCAGTTCCAACACCAACTATCGCCACCGCTACAACCGCAGTTCCACCTGCTGATGGCGTAAGTAAAATGATGAACAGAGAAAATATGGCAGGAGAATACGAATCAACCGCCAATCAAGATAACATCGATTACTATCAAACATGCGGATACACTGCTGGTGCACGTGCTCCATGCACAGACCCATGTAATGGTGATAACGAATACGCCGTTCATGAATATGGTTCCGCTGGATTAGACTTTAAAGATTGGGCTGCCGCACAAGCCATTGACCCACAAGTTGTCAAGAATCACGGTGAATTCATTAAGGATAGACTTGCCAATTCCAAGACTGATAATATTACTGGGCGAACATATTCTCCGAGCGAACACGACTCTTACAACCCAATTAATGGATGGGTGGGTATCTTAGGACGTCCACAAATGGTTAAGGTATGTAATCCACAACAAGTTAATGATGTAAATCCTGCTGTTTATGCGACTGAGCAGAGAATGAAGTGGAAATCATCTTAGATTGTTTTAAATATATTTGTTTCATTAATGTTATATTAGCAGACCAACGGTCTGCTAATATAACATTAATGAAACAAATATATTTAAAACAATCTAAGATGGAGATACGGTCGACTATATTTTCCACTGACACATTCATGATAGCATTCGGCCCAGGGCCGAATGCTATCATGGACAAGGCCAGAAGAAAGCCTCGCGCCCGCATCTCGCTTGTATGTATGCGATATTGTTTTTTATCGATAATAGTTATTTTTTTTACACTATAGATGGGCGCATATGATGTTTACGACTAATTAGTGAATAATCGTGATTATTCACTCAAATAATATAACCATTCTATTCAACTAATATGTGTTTCTACTATGTGCGCCTAACTAATGTCCGCATATGATGCGCCTAACTAATGCCCGCATATGATGCGCCCAATTAATGTCCGCATCATATGAAGCCAACGCATGTGGACAGCATATGCGCGCACTATATTCATCGCCAATCCAACGCAATCATCAAATGCGCGCATATTATATGCGAACGGAATTCAACGCATTAAAAGTCGCCCTTATTATGTGTCCGTATTTTATACCCATTAATCTTAGGCCTATCGCATTTATTCATATGGAGCACTTGAATACATTTGTTTGCGGATGGCTCAAACCAACCTTCACTAACATCTTCAATACTATCTATGAATAAATCACTGGTCGAATACAATCTATGCGCTTCTTTAGTAGAAGGGATTAAATATATAGTTTCGCGCATTGATAAGCGCATGATTATTGGATGCGCGCTTATATCTTCATCTGGTTGTAAGTTTAGTTTATTTGATAGGAGTATTAATTGTACCTTTTCTAATGGTGTAAGTGATTCAATTGCGCAGCCCTGTAAGGGCAATTCAGATGAAGCTTGTCGTGAAACGACTGCGCAGGGCGAGCATCCGCAGGAAGATTCCATTATATAAAAAATTGATATACTATCCTTTAATTTATGTTATAATGTTGCATCCAACAGTATGGTTAGGTGCGCCATTAGATGTTCTATTAAATATCGCTAAATGGCTCTCAACCAAGCGTATATTGGCGTTTTCTCGCACTTGTCGATATTTCCACAACAGTAATCTATGGCAATTAGCAAAAGAATGCCAATATCCAGATAAGCCGCATTTACTATTTTGGAGCGCTGAGATGAACTATTTTGTGGCGGCGCGTGATGAGTTTGCATCGTTTGTTAATTTTCCTGCTGGTATTATTGATTATGATATATATGAATATCATCCCATGATTGAAGATGTCCTTGATAATATTGATTCTGAAGGAGTGCGTGGTGATTGCGGATACCCTATTGCGATTCCATTCAAAATAACCACGCAATATGTTTTAATAACATATATTTCGTGCGAGCCTAAATATCATGCGTCATCCAATAATATAGATGAATTACATGTAATGATTGAAAAATTATGGGAAATTAAACCAAAACATTCATATCTTACGCATGAATTTGCGATTATTGACCTCGCAAAAGTTAGAATGCGATTTTGGGGGTATAAAGATAGAAAGTTGTCTGGAAAGAGACAGTTCCCTTATCAGATTATACATGCTGATAACATATCTAATTTCACAGATAATGATTTAAGTAATTCTTATTCGAGTGATTCGAATGATACTGATTAAATCAGATATTAATCTGTCATAGATTAGTTATTTTTTTCGTATAAAATTGAATTCTAGTATGTAAATATTAGAAATAGAAAAAAAGATGCTTCATCCAACAGTATGGTTAGACACGCCATTAGATGCGCTATTAAATATCGCTAAATGGCTCTCAACCAAGCGCATACTAGCATTCTCACGCACCTGTCGTTATTTCGCATCGACAGTACTTGATACTGATTGGACACATAAATCGATAAATTCGAAGCCAAAAACAAGGTCATTATTATGGAAGTTGGCCAGAGAATGTCAATATCCTGATAAACCAGCATGGACATTCTTGAGTGATTGTGAACAGTATATGGTGGCAGCGCGTAGAAAATTTGTCATTATAATTCATGAAGATGGTTATGACAGTATTATTTATGAGTATGACGATAAATCACGCTCTATGATGGGATACATTGAGGATGCTGGTGAATTTAATCCATATTGTTCTCGATTGGTTCTTAATGCCAAAGACCAATTGAAAAGATTTTTATTGGTTTCAAGTGAAAGAGATTTTGATTCATATGAGATTGTTGGCAGTTATGATTCTAAAGAAGCGGCTGAAAGCAATATACCTGGCAAAACAAGCCATTATGACACGATATCATTTATTGCCGATATGAGCGTAATTTCTATTTGGTGTAGTAATCAAAAACGGAGCAATGGGTGGGTTTGGAACGCTTCATTTTATAAAAATGGAATATTAATGGGCAGATAAAATTGAGTTTATCTTATAAAATTGATTTGTCTTATTTTTTATTCTATAGTTATGATAAACTCACGCATATGGCAATGCGTTCCCCCTGATATACTCATACAAATCGCCAAATGGTGTAATGAGAAAAGAATATATGCATTTATACAATCATGTCGATATTTCGATGAAAATAAGAAAATACTTTGGCGGATGGCGCGTGAATGCCAATTTCCAGATAAGCCTTACCTGGCCCTTCATGGTGATGAATTGAATTATAAGATATCAGCGCGCGATAAGTTTGCGATAAAAATCAATACCAGTAATAGATATTTGAAAAAACTAAACAAATAATGAATTCACCATTATATTTATTCAAGATTAATCCTGAAGAATTAGAAAGATATTATATATTTAGGGGCTATCAAATAGTTGACTATGGTGATAAAGAATACATTATAAATTATTTTGAACACATGGATGAAGATTGGCGTAATAAACATATGATATATGATTCGCTTCATATAACATATTCATTCGCTGATATAGTTATTGAGATATACGATGATGATTATGATGAATCTAAGTTTACTTATGATGATTTTCTTATATGTCGTTCATGAATTAAAAATTGAACTATTCTTTTTTACTATCGAAAGTCATGTTGGATTCACTCATTCATATCGCAAAGTTCGCACACTATCGGACAATCGCAGCTATAACACAGGTATCACGCGAATTAAGGGACGCACGGTTATGGCGCCTAGCAATGCGGCAACAATATCCACACTCAGTGATGAATGAAAAGGGCCGCCATCATAGAGATTATTTGCGCTATTTAATCGCGAGGACTGGTGATAATTTTGAACTTGATGAATCAACTAATACAATGTTCGAAATGACAAAGCAAATAAATGAATTACAGTTAGACTTTATTACCATATATCCAAAACATACTGGTAAGTATATTATGATAAAAAATGGATATAAAGTCGTTAAGAGTGGTAATTCTAAAAGTATTGTCACAAAAATTAAGCAAATGGGCGCTAAAATTGATATACACGATTATATCATATGGAATACAAAACTTTTAGACTATTCGTTCAAAAATATAACAATAAAACATAATTCTCGCCATAGATGGTATGACCCAGATTTATTTATGGCGAAATTCTCAAAGTAATTCTCTTAGTAATTTTTCAAGTAATTTTCATAAATGAGCTCACATATTGACCATAAAAAATCGAATTATTGTTATTTTTTTTTATTGAAAATGTATTATGATAATGTTAAATTCTTTGATGAAACTATGTTTGTCTCTTAATAGCATGCGTATTAAATGCACTAGGTATGTATATTATTTGCGTTAATAATATATGAACATGACGTAAACATTATATCGGCGAAGGCACAACGATACCAGTAGAAAATAATGAGAAAAATTGAATTATTCTTTTTTTATACTGTGTAAGCAAATGATTGATGTTCTCATCCATGTGGCTAAATTCACGAAGTATTATACAATATCCAGACTAACGCAAGTATCACGCGAATTAAGAGACGCACGATTATGGCGCCAAGCAATGCGAGAACAATATCCGCACTCATTAATGAATGATAATTGTGAATACCTACCTGATTACTTACGTTATTTAATCGCAAAGGGTAGCGATTATTTGGTATATGATGGCAATTTTGCTTTATATGAATATACAGATCAGGTTGAAAAAATAAATAAAAGAACAGAAGATTTTATTCAATTATTTCCAAAACATCTTGGTCAATATTTTGTAGTAAAAAATAAATGCGTCATAGAAATCTCGGGCGATTTACATACTGTATTTAATCACATAAAGTCATTAGGTAATTTTATTCATTGGAACACTTACCATGTCTACAATATTAAATACTTTGATTACTCATTCAAATGCGTTAACATAGATATAGATGTACCTGATGACTCAGATGAAAAAGCATGTTATAGAGCCGAGTATTTTGTAGAAGTTTTTAGAAAAAAATTAACATTATGTGATTACACATAAATGTCTACCCGAATGTATACGCGGGAATAATACGCGCTTGCTTACTCTCATTCAATGCCATCTCTCGGGCATTTAATCGCGGAGTATATTCAGTTCCAGTTTTTTTTACAACTTCTTCTTCAATGACTTTAGCAATCGCCATCATATTCAACTTACAGTAAATCGCCGATTGAAACTTAGCAAGTGTCGCAGACACCTCATCAATCACATGTTTATCCGCATCTGATAATTCGACAATAGTCGGTTCACCACCGAGCTTTACAGATTCAACCCCTTCAGCAATCCGCCGGTTGTAATCATCACTAATCTTCCAAGATTGTGGAAGCAACTTCATTAGCGCATCATTTATGCGCGATTCTATGCGACCAAATGAAATTAACCGCACTTTATAATCCCTATCAAAGCGTTTCTTAAGCGCAAATATATCTTTGCCATAATCATTGACAAATTTCTGCGCGAATCCTAATTCATGCCCAGACTTAATATTCTGTCTGAGCTTCTCAATAAACAGCGCTGGATGACTACCATCCTGAGTAGACGGGATAATACCACCAACAGTCTTCTTCGTGAGCATACCTTTAATCTCCTGAGTATATTGGGTCGAGCCACTAATCGCCTTGACCGAGAGTTTATACTCACGCTGTAGTTGACGTCCGCGTTCTTGTGGCGACATAACATCAAGGCCACTATTAATGTATTCGGAACATACCTTCTTTAAGAATTTAGTAGCTTCCTTGACTGAGTATGCGTCTCCAATCTTGTATTCAATAGGGTCTTCCATATTTAGACCCTCCTTCTGAAATGATGGATGATACGCAATGAACCGCGCAAACGCACCATAAATGGTTCCTTCTAAGTAATGAGTCATATCTAACTGATATCCTTTACTTTGAACTTCATGGAGATACTCCATTTTATCGCCAACACTGTTCTTCTCCATTGTTCCGCGTGTTGTATATGTTTGTTCCTTGCGGATAACAACCGTTCTGAACTTATCACCGGGGTCTGGTAGAGCGACTCCGCGTTGACGCATCCGCTCGATGAATCGCAAGACGGATACATTCTTCTTATGCGGGCGATATGTATGCATCTTGGCGAATTTTGCCGGGTCCTGATTAGTAGTAAAGAAACTCTTGACGATATCAACTGCGATATCTATCAGTTCTTTTCCATTAGCCAAGTCCATAGAAGTCCATAAGAACTTCATTTGTAATTCCTTACTGATAGGAGTTTGTCCTTGTTTCTTAAGCTCTAATCCTCTGATAAACAGTTCAGATGGCCTAAAGTTAATCGTTTCTGTATGCGGAATCATATAATATTTCTTTTTCCCGCACATAACACAGAATAATCCTACTTCTTCATATGCCATACGTAGGAATAGCGTTCCGTTATCGCGGACTAATTCGGCGAATACATCATCGGCGAGTCCCTGCATCACTTTCATGGCAATCTTCACCATCTCAGTAAAGTATTCCTCAGTTCCGTATGGGGCTGTTATACCACTAAAGACTTCCTGAGGACATGCGATGTAGAGAGAATCAGTATCGCCATATGCGATAAAGAATCCTTTAGATTCAACGAATCGTTTCACCATTTTTAAGTTCTTTCTACCAGCGGATGTAATTCCACCAGCAATATTAATATCATAATACGAGTTCTTATACTGGGATACTTGCCCATAGAATGTATTATTCAATACCTTAATAGAGTTAGACTTAGAATTAGATTTACTAATCATAAAACTGACCTCTTTCATCTCCGCCTTCAATGATGCGCGAGCCTTTAGGTATTCTTCTTTTGTTGCGAAATTTGCCTCATTAAGTTCATCATATCTCTTTTCCAATACTTCGAACTCTTTACTGAATTTGACGAATTGCGCTTTAACTGGCCGCCTAAGTTCTTTAAGCGACTTTACAATGTGTGCCATATACCCCATTCTTTCCTGAGGTAATGCTTCACGGCCGTAAATCGGCACATATTTTTCAGAATACCCAGTTGTAATGTGAGTATCATCCTTAGTTAAGATTCCATTATGGCGGACTGACCATGCGACATTATGGAAGACCTCATTAGATGGGTCATTCTTCTTTTCGCCGCGATTAAATGTCAGATGCGTTTCACTCTCGTCTGTAATCGGATGAAGAGTATAACCTCTGGCAGCTAAGTATTCGGCAAATTCTTTGTCTGTAATAATCATATCCGGCGATAAATTATAAGTCGCAATCAATGATGGATACAGTGATTCAAAATCAAGGCCTGTTATGGGTGTTTTGTAGAGTCCGCGCTTTGGCGTTACTACAAATCCACCTACATTCCAATCTTTTTCATGCTCGCCTTTATTTAGTTTTATATTGGAGAAGGCTACTCCATAGTCATAACAATACGCGCCCATCATATTACATACCTTCTCACCATCTGCGTAAACAAATGCGTTATAGAGCGGCGTGAATGATAGATTGGCGAGTTCTCGTTTGTCTCCTATAATGGAGCGCTTGACATTGAGTTCTTGTGGTCGCTGACAATCTATACGACAGTAGATGGCGACTAACTCCATATCTGCGAGATTCCGCGGGCGTTTGCCACAATGACAGCATTTACCAACTAAATCAGCGTGAAGTTCGGTAGTATATCGTCGTGGGTCATCATTGTCGTATTCTATGTTTTCCAGGCAATCGATTGCCGGTATAATGGAAGAACAGCATTGACATGAATTCTGCCCAGAATTCATGTCCTGACAATGACACTCAGTAGGGGCACGTTTTAACGCTTGCGCTCTCTCATAAATCTTCCACATACGTTTATAAGGCATGTCTTCCTTTGACTCTAATTTATTCGCCTTGAGGAAGAAGTTTAATGCGGCCATCTTAGGGATTTCCGCTCTTGTATATAACTTCAAGAAGTTAGGCAGACAGTCAGTATCAAGGACGCCAGGAAACTTCGCTGAGCAAATCAAGAAGTGGTCGCGGTCAGCCGCAATCTTCATCTTACGATTATATATGAAGGACCTATCGTATACAAAGTCATTCCCGTATGCGCCGTCATATTCTATTATCACAGATAATCCGCGCTTCAAATCGCCCAATAAATCGAACTTCCATAGTTTCTCACGATATAGAGGCCAATCAAAACCAGCGGTATTAAACCCACCTAAGAATTCCGGTTTGACCTGCGACCATATATACATATTCGCGCGTAATATTTCACTTTCATTATTACAGATAACAGAAATTAAGGTATTCTTTTCATTACCTGATTTAGACTCCTTCTTATCAATATTAAGCGAGACATCAACGCAACAGACTTCATATATAGCATCAGTATTCCATTGCTGGAAGAATGATGTGTTCATCATAAATATATTAAATTTAGATGTATCGAAGTGCTTAGCTTTAGCAAATCCGGCGTTTTCTGCTGGTTTATAATCAGGAAGCTCACCATATGTTTCTATATCCCACTGACCAATAACCGCGTTATCAAAATCGAGTAGCTTCTTAGTATGTGATGGTAAGGCTTCTCTAACTTGGTCATCCAAAGCAACAAAATCCTTAATATCCACGCTGAATGTATATTCGCAATTTGTTTTACCATTAACTGCGGAATACTTAGTTATGCGATTCCAATCAGCGGTATTGAACTTATACTCTCTGGCAACCATCGCAAAATACGAAACTCTACCATATGATGTTTTATCATCACTGGCGGTTTCAGCATCGGGCGCTAACTTCTTGACCATATTATATGCGTTCATTCGCGATTGTAAATCGCCAAAGAATAATCGCAAGTATGGATGTGTAGTTAGATGAAACCCACGAGATGGGAGCATTTGTATAACACTCGAATCCCTTATCTTGATTCCTTCTTCTACAGCACCTGCTTTAATCAAGTCAATAAACGCATCATTCTTGCGTGAAGCAAGAAGTGGTTCAGTCGCCATTAAAGTGGGGTAGTCTGGTAATTTTACATCGAAGTATACTGGAACATTCTCTAAGATAATTGTAGTTTTAGTTCCACATGGTAGTATACCAATTAAATACGGTTTATAGACATTAACGCCATAATCGCGAATATTGGGTTCCTGGATATCATTCGGCATAAATAATAAGGGCTCACGCTTTGCGATCGCTTGTTTGGTCTCGTCTTGTGCGGGCTTATTAATCATACCAAATAAATCGCATCTATTGGGCAATAGAGTGCGATTTGCGAATGGTAAGCATGTTGGTATCTTATTTTTTATATGATGTAATAAATGTTCCTTAGTCTGATTTTCAGTGAAGAAGCATTGTTGGTCGTGTGAAGAATATGGGCACGTCATCTGCCTCTAATATATGTTATATTGTCCTTTTATTTAAATGGTCCTTATCAATTTTCTACCATATTATCGCCATATTATCACCATAATATAGTAGGAAAAATTGAAGTCAATAGCACTTCAAATATGGATAAACAGATGAAGGGACAAAAAGCAAATTGGCAACCAGTAAAAACTCAGGGGTTATTTATTATGGATATTTATCCACGAGTGGATACCACTGTAAAGGATGCGGGATTAGACTCTCTTACCGACACATCAATGGTGCGCATTGATGTGAATTCCGATATGATATCAATAGATGATGATACTGAAGAAAACACACCAACTGACCGCATTATATCGCTCATAAGTACTGTTATCATGGATATAGACTGCTCTATTGATAAGTCAACTTCTACTGGTAAGTTAACCCCTAAAGAAGATATTATAATTGGTTATACTATTTCAAAGATAATAAACGATAGTCCAATTATGTTCCGCGATTTCATGCCATATGATGAGATGGGTTGGAAAACAAGAACGATGTGCTTCTCATTAACATACCCAGGAGTTATCCGCGTTGGTGGAATTACTTATACATCGCTGTTTCATTATATTGTGGCGAGGAAAGCCCGATTATACTCATATTTTGGTATTTATAAGGCGATTAGTAAAATGACGCATTCGCCGTGCTATCCTGATGAAGAGTGGTTTGAACATGAATACCGCATTAAAAATTACGATAACGCGATTACGTCCGACTATTTATGGGATTTACATTACAGTGAAGTTCTTAGATGCGGGCTTAACGCGAAGTTCACGCAGATTAATGGATATAGGCGTATTTTGGATGAAACTGGTAATAACAAACTCATTTATGTCAGTGATGATGAGTATCTTGGCGCTAAGATTGTTGATGGTGTTGTAGTAGGGCAGAATCGTCTTGGCGAGATGTTAATGCGATTACGTGAGAAGTTGCGCAGAGCGTAGAAATATGTAGAAATATGTAAAAAAAAAACATTAAAAGATGTAAAAAAACATTAAAAGATATAAAAAAACATTAAAAGATGTTAAAAACATTAAAAATGTTAAAAAAGGCACTATAATTTATTTTTTATGTTTTTTGGATAATAATATCTGATTTTACTCGTATAACTCATAGAAGATAACCACTTAGGTTTGGATACATTCTTTCATCAATTGATTCATTAGACGATTCTAATGAGTCATCTAACGAATATTGACGATAATGTATACTCGATTCAATCAAATAATAATCATCTGGATAGCACACCTCAAAACATTCAAACATAGACATTTCACCACTATCATTCGCGCTCATTTCTGTTCTCACATATATTAAGAGTCTCGGACTTCAATTTTATACGCCTTATTAAAAATTGAAATACATACCATTAGTATTCGTTATATAATCATGGATATCGACGAAGAATTTCCCTTTACTACTGAAGAACAAGCAATTACCGAGAAGGATTGGGCCGCCGGTAGTCGCGAGCCTAAAGAGTTCATCGAATGTATCGTTAATCAGAATAAATCCGCATCGTTTCAAAAGATTACATATGCGCCTCAAATGGCCAAGATGTTTGATGAGCCTATCGTAAATTGTTTAGACCATGCTGTTAAGAACCAGGAGTCTGGTAATCCAGCCAGAAGCATCTTAATCACGATTGATGATACCGGACGTGTTATCATTCAAAATGATGGTGATGGTATCCCTGCTCTCGTTCACAAGAAGGCATCCGCAACTAAAGGCAAAGAAGTCTATCTTCCAACTTTAATCTTCGCATATTTATTCCAAGGGAGTAATCGCGAGGATAATAAACCAGTAGGAGGGACTAACGGTATAGGTGCGAAGATTACCAACTGCTTATCTACTGAGTTTCAGTTGGATACTGTTCGTGATGGGAAGCTATTTAGTCAGAAATGGGAGCAGATGAAGTCTATTGAGCATGACCCAAAGATAACATCAACCAAAGTTAAACCATATACCCGTTTGACATTTATGCCTAATTACAGTCATTTTGGATACACTGATGAGACTTTAATCACGGCAATGCCTGACATAACATCATTACTATGTAGTAGAGTGGCAATGGCTGCGATGTTCTGTAGATATTGTCTACCGAATGTCAACGTGAAGTTTAATGGTGCGCAAGTATCATACACATCCAACTCACTCGCATCTGCGATATATCCAGATGCGCAATTGATTAGGTTCACAACAGATGCGCCTAATACATGGCAAGAAAAACTCACTAAACAAAAGTTTCCATGGGATGTCAGCATTGTTATTACGCCTCATAAATACCATCATTTGACTAACTTGAATGGTATCGTCGTGCGTGAAGGTCCACATATCAATAAAATTATCAAGCAGATATCAACTACTCTCAAAGAAAAGATTGGAAAATCGCTGAATAATAATACATATAAATTACCGCCTAATTTCGTTAAGAACAATGTGTTTATCGTTATGAATGCGCAAATGATAAAACCAGGGTGGACAGGTCAGCGTAAAGACGTCTTGGATGTCACGCCTGACAAACTCAAGGACTTAGTTATTCCTGATAAGGCGCTTGCGCAGATATGTAAGGCTTTGACTGACTTGGCAATCGCGGATAAAGAGCCGACTAAAACGCCTAAACGCAGTGAAAAGATAGATTACGAGAAGTATGAACCTGCCAAGAAACACGGTCGTAAATCCGCATTATTCGCATGTGAAGGAGATTCAGCAATGGGTCAGATTATGCGCGGCTTATCATCGTCTATTGGATTTGATTTTCATGGTATCATCTCGTTGGGTGGTGTCATCGTTAATACGATGAAAGAAATTACTGAGATTAAGAGTGGTGATAATATCATCATTAAGAAGACTGGTAAATTCGAGAAGAGTCCATTTATGACAGCATTCGTTAAGATTGTTGGTCTAAATTATGACTATAAATATGATAAGGAGTCGCCAACATATGAGAAAGAGATGAACTCTCTACGATATGGTAATGGGATTATTATGGCAGTTGACCAAGATTTGGATGGGCGTGGTAATATCATGCCCATTCTATTGGCGCTGTTCAAGGTATTCTGGCCAAAACTATTAGAACAAGGGTTTGTGCGATGGTTCTGTTCGGATATTATCAGATTATATCCTAATACTAAAAAATCAACTAAGGTATTATCATTTTGGTCTGAATATGCGTTTAAACAAGCATCGCATCAGATTGACTTGACTCATTATGACTTACAATATTTTAAGGGATGGGCATCTAATACTACGGATGAAACAAAGATTATGTTTCGCAACTTTAATGAGCGTATAAGAACATTTACTACAGATGATGAAACAAATAATTTATTTGAGATATTCTATGGTAAAGAATCTGAATTACGTAAGCAAAAACTATCAATTCCTCCGCGATTAATCGCAGATGAGATTATAGCCAAGCAAGATATATCTGGTATTATTTCAGTTTCGCATCATCTGGAGACGGAGAGTCGCGCGTTTCAAGGTAATAACTTGGAACAAAAACTCGACCATTTTATTGATGGTCAGAATCAAGCTGGCCGTAAAATCCTTAACGGTGCATTAATATACTTCAGAAAGAATAATAATTCTAAGGTAAGGGTGAGTCAGCTCGGTGGTGCGATTGGCGAATCGCAACTATATCACCATGGTGAAGCTAGTATGAACGGCAGTATTAAAAAACGCGCATTCATCGCGTGTGGTGGTGTTCAAGTTCCATTCTTTGTTCCAAAGGGCGCATTTGGTTCGCGCCTTGAAGGTGGAAATGATGCTGGAAGTGAAAGATATGTATATACTCAATTAACTGATATATGTAGCATTCTATTTAATTGGGAAGATTATGAACTCCTGGATTTCCACTTTGAAGATAATAAGCGTATTGAACCTAAGTATTTTATTCCCCTTATCCCATTAGCAATCCTTGAATCTAAAGAATTACCTGCGCATGGTTGGAAACTATCGCTCTGGGCAAGAGACGTATTTACTGTCATTGCGGCAATTAAGCGCGCGATTATTGGAGAAAAAGTTGGTATTTTACCTCCAGCCAGATACGACAACGCGCCGTATCGCTGGACTGGGACATTTACTAATATATGTGGTAAACCGCATTCATTAGGAACATATGAAAGATATGTTATTGGTGGCGGGAAACACCTGATTAGAATTACTGAACTACCACTACGAACGTGGACAAAGCAATATATGTCAACTCTCACAAAACTTCAAGAAAAATACGATTTTATTGAAAAGGTTGAGAGTGATAATAACGTTGATAAGGTAGGCATTGATATTACCCTCAGTAAGGACGGTTTAGATAGAATCGCCGGATGCGGAAATGGTATCTGGACAGACGATATTGAAGAATTCTTTCAATTACGGTCGTCTATGACAAGCCATATTAACTTAATCGGTAAATCAGGTGAAGTTATTGAGTTTAAGTCATACGAAGAGGTATTTAATAAGTGGTTCCCTGAGAAGCGCGAATTATATGCGAAGCGTTTCGAGAGACGTCTTGCGATTCTATCAATCGATATTAAGATTGAAGAAGAAGTAATTCGTTATATTAAGGCAAATTATGCGATGCGTGGAATGAAACGCGCTGAGATGGACGCATTCTTAGATACGGAGGCTTATACTAAGGTTGTTGGTGAATATAAGTCCAAGATTAAGTTCCAACCGACAAGCGCGATTCCTGGAATTGTCTACGGTCATGGCGCGTCATACGTTCATTTATTAGGATTGAGCGACCTCAAAAAGACCGCGGAGAAGATTAAGAAGCGTGAAGACGAACTTAGCTCATTAATTGAGACAAAAAATAAGATTGAGGCTGAGATTGCCACTGACCCATTTGTCGGTGCGTCTGAATGGATGCGCGAGTTAGATGCGCTTGAACAAGGGTTGCGTGATGGATTCCGCGTTGAATGGGATGCCGATAAAGAACGTTATACTTATTGAAGTGAGTATCGTAAATCGCCAATAAAATGAGCTATTTTGAATTTATTCTTATCTATGCGCTTTAAATATACGCGTATTTTTTCTATATTCTCGTCAGTCAATAACACACTAACTCGCTTATTAATCGCGGATTGATGTTCATTTGAATCATAATATGCCGGATAATCAGGCCCTAATAAATCCACAACACCGGACGTTCTATTGACGATTATTGGAGTTTCGCGCACGATACACTCGATAACTGTGTTAACTGTTGCCGAATCAAATAAATCTAAAAATACTATTGACTTACTTAACAGTTTATCATATTTTTTATTCTCAAGCCTACTGATAAGTGATACTGATTGACGCGCTTTATTTACTCTCTTTTGTAAGCGAGTAAAATGTGGACATTCAACCCATAATATTCCATTACAATACTCAATATATGTTGGATTATAATCGCGCTTAATATACTTAATAATATCCTTGATAACGCGTGGGGTATTATAGCAGTTGGTTGGACGACATGGTAGACAGTTCGCATCGAATTGTTGGGAATGACACAAGCGCATATTTGGCAATGATGTTGGATGCCCTTCTTTTAATTCAAACTCTGGAATAATCATATCATGCATTCCTTCACCAAGAAGAATTGCTTTATTAAGAGGCGCATTTTCAAGCGCATATATAGAGTATGAATTTCTTAACCACGAACCTATCTGAACCAGATATTCTCTCTTTTTATGCGTATTAAAGATTTTAGTCGGCGATACTACTGGATGAATCAATGATACAACTTTCGCATTTAATCCATTAATTAACAGAAGTGTTCTAACGGTATTCGCGAGTGATGGCGATAATACAAATAGGGTTCGGCACATCTTAATGGATAGTATAAATGGGCGACTCTTAAACAATGCCAGAATATTATTGTCAACGCCTTCATACGTGGTATGGTGAATAAATCCGCACCATGGAATTGTGTATGGAATAATATTACGATGAAGCATTATAGGTTCGTTCCATAGAAATGTGCGGTCTACATAGAAATCGATGTAAATACCGTTATTTTGTTTTAATTTGTCCATTTTCTGTATTGCGGTATACCAACCACCTCTATGCGCGGATTTATATGAATGGTATTCTTTAATATCTAAGAACATTGGTAATGCGGACATATGCGTTAACTCATTGGATTCGCTTGAAGATGAACTCGAAGATGAACTCGAAGATGAACTCGAAGATGAACTCGAAGATTCGCTTGACGATGAACTCATTTTCGAATTCATCTTCAACTTCATTGTGTTCTTTTCACCCCTTAAATATTCGATACTTTCGCGGATAATATCAATGCGTTCGTCATCTATATATGCCTGATTTAACTTCTCACACATACCATATACATATTTACTATCTGGGTATCCAATAGTTCGGCAACTAATTAGTTTCGCGAGATTGGCATTATATATCGAACTATCATGTATAGAACTACTGATATTTCTATTTGCGCGTATAAATAATAGGGCGTCATCAAATGGTGAGATTTTATAGCGATTAATAATCTTGGCCACTTGATTATATGACAGGATTTCTTTATAATTTGCGACCACCTGTTTAATTATACTAGTGGTCTCGCTCTTATTAAAACGCTGATACAATGAGATTAAATCATTCGCATTTGCTGATACTGGCGTTCCATATCCATTCAATAAAACGCGGTATTGATTATGGTGTAGTCCGCATTGAGCCATTAACACCTGTGTCTTTCTACAAGTGGAAATACTGATGAATGGAACATTCGCAAGCATCATGAATACATGTGAATGAAACCGCACACATACACCCATTGATAATTCGCGCATTGATGCGAGCATCTCAAATGGATCGCATATTGTCAATATTTTTGGAAATGTTTTTGTAATAATTTTAGATGCGATTTCTCGTGATATTTCCTCGTCATTCTCCTGTGGATTTACGCCACTATTGAATATATAAAATACTATTTGATGCGTTTTTGCGATTACATTTAACAGTGATTCAATCGCATTCATAATGAATGCGAATTTTATATTATTCTGAACTAAGAATACGCCGCATTTTGGTAGCGATGAATGTGAAAGTGTTGGCACTTTCACATTCGCATCATTCTTTGATTTTAATAACGAGCGAATACTTAGTTTGCGTGATTGCTCGTTGAATAGTGGGCGTGATTGGTTATTGAATAGTGGGCGTGGTTCATTCGAATTGTTATTCGCGTTAGTAGGGCAATCCAATGCGAATACAATATCTGGCAGAAAATGAGCGCGCATACTATGTGAATACTGTGTAATAAACGAAACATCTTCGCAATTACGCGTAAAAATTGCGTTATACTTCTTCAGATTCAAATCGCGCACCATACTAATGAATGGAATACCAATACCAACCGCCAATAATAGACCTTTAAACTTTGAGATAAACTTCTCTATGCGTGGCATAAAATACGAGTTGAATACATCACCGCCGCCAATAATGATAACATCATAATCATGCGCTGAACATACATGTAGGTCATCAACACAGATAAATGCTGTTGTATGATTATGAACTGGCGCTAATAACTTTTGAAATGCTGGTTTAAATGCTTCATCGCCGAGATTCCCGCGATTATAAAAACCAATAATTAGAATCCGCTTGATATTTTCCATCATTATATTACTTGATATGATAAAAAAAGTGCGTTGATATAGTGATATTAAGTTGAGACTATATCATATCCGTTTTCTTCGCCAGATTCGCCTTCTGTTTTTTATATATATCTTTTATCAAATCCTTAATTTCATCTTCAATATCGCTTATCTTTTCCTTAGTTGTTCCATAATACACATCGCCATATAAATACACAAATATAATCAGGACAAGTATACAGAATCCCGCGAATATATAATGTGGATATTCTGACACAATTTCTTGTGTGCGGTCTTTCAGTTCATATAGTTTTTCCATTATTTTATTGGTTATAATATTGATAAGTTTATTTATCTTTATAATTAATAAACTTAAAAATGCGATAATATAAAAAAATAAATGAATGGTAATTTTTAATTAAAGATGAGATTATCTGTGAGTTTATTTTTTAGTAAGTTAGTTTACATCTTACCAGATTGTCCACCCCTTAACCCTTCAACAGTAAATGGCATCTTTTCTAATCTTTGAACAACAGCTTGTGGAACAACACCGGCTGGTGAGTATCCTTTCATAACGGCGGCTAAAGTAGATTCACTATTACGCTCGCCATCAAAACCTTCGTTATTACGTCTGAGATGTTCGGCGAATCCTTGTTTTCCTAATTGAACTTGACGCATTCCTTTACTTCCATTTAAAACTGGATATAAAGAAGTAGGGTCTTTAGAAATACCTTTCATTCCTTCTTTTGCATGTTGTAAGAATACTGGCATACCATCAGCCCCACTTGCCGCAAGTAGTCTATTTCTCTGTTGAGGAGTCATATGTTCGTATTGGTCAGGATGTAAATGAGCTAATGACTCGTCAGCAATATAATTCTTAGAATCTCCCCATGTCCACGCGTTATCTGGCTCAACCATTAAAATTGGTGAATTACAATCGTAGACATTTCCAGGTAAGAACCCTCCTTGTCCATTGAGTGTGTCTAAATTAGTCGCATCACCAACTTGCGATCGAGTTGCGAGTGAAGTATCGAACTTTTCCATAGGCTTAAAGACTAAGCATAAGACTAAGACGATAATAGCGCCCATAAGAAGGCAATCTAATTGGCTACATTCCATGAATTTATCCATTATGTATTTATTCGTGTATATTATATCTTATAAAATTAATTCTATTTTTTATTATTTTATGAATTAATTACGCGAACATTACTTAATCGAATTAATATCATAAAAAAATAAAGCAAATAATAATGCGAATGTATTAAGATTTGTTGACGTTATTTCCCCGTGGATCAGTATTATCAGGCGGCACTACCGTATTACATTGCGAATAACGTAGTAAATTATTCGCAGCCAATGCTCCAGTTGCTTCTTTTCCTTTCACAGATGGTGAAACAATATCTCTAATATCAGATTTATTATCAGGTTGCGTTGTATTTGACGCATCATCAGACATATCCATTAACCATGAAGGCGGTTTCATCCCTGTCTGGTCATAAATTGTCGATACAAGAGGTGGAAGATTTTTCATAATATCCGCGATTGGATTACTGCTTGAATTACCTGTATTCCAAGTAGTAATCTTTGGACTGAGTCCTCTCACTGCGTCCGCATTGGCGCGCGCTAACTTCTCATACACATCCTTATCTAACATCGTATACTTGATGAACGCATCTGTGTTCCCGCCGAGTGAAGATACCATATTACGCATACCGTCAGCCTGCGAATTATACATTGCCAATAATCCAGTTGCTTCTTTTTCTTTCGCAAACAAGAGAGCGGTCGCTTCCATCTCCAATGCGTTTGCTCTAGCTTGGGCTTCAATCTCAATAGCACGTGCTTTACCCTCCGCATTCTTCGCCTCAATCTCCGCGCGGACATTCGCTTGTGATAAGTCGGACGCTCTGAGTTTCTCAGTTTCAGTCGCAACTCTAATGCGCTCGACATTGAGTTGTAATTCAGCATCTTTGCTTAATGAGGCATTTTTCGCCTCAATATTGGCGATTTCCATTTGTTGTTTCATTTGTGCGCGAACTACTTCTAAATCCGCATTAGACTTGGCGACTTCAATCTGGCGATTGTTCTCGGCCAAGATAGTTTGCGCTTCATAATTGGCGATTTGTTGGCGAGTCTCAGCTTCACGTTCTTTTGCTCCAATATTACCGTTCTTATTTGCTTCAGCGATATTAACTTTGGAGATGTTCTCAGCTTCAGACCTCTTTTTCTGTCTAATAAACTCAAAATATTCACTACCGACCGCATCTTGTAATTCTTTAATATTCGCATTATAGATGAATAATCCGAATTGGTCAAGTTCATCTTGAACTTGTTTGATTAAGATTTCTTTAAACGCTTTTCTATCGGAGAATATCTCTTCAATTGTCATTTGTGCGGATTGAATACGAGTTTCACCTTCTAAGATACCTTTAATTAAGAACTCTACATTATTGCTCGCACTTAAGAGCTTAGAATACCTTTCAATTGATACGATGCCATCCTTTGGACCGATGGTAAATACTCCGGGCAAAACAAACTCCATTTTTTCTGAGCTCATGGCGTGGAGTTCAAATGAGTAATTTATTGGATCCATCTGAATATACTTGTATGCTTGGAATGGGTAGATAAACCCTTGTTTGACGATTTTAACATCACTAATGCCGAGACCAGTCTTACAGATGTATTGATTAGGTTGAGATATTTTGTATCTTTCTAACAGAATTAGTATAGTTAATACAGATACTGTGCCAACACTACCTGCGACAACTGGGTCCACATTCCATAGACTGAAATCTCGCCTGTTGAGTGGGAGAGCCTTGATAGAATTGACCTTTGAAACCTTGGAGAGCATCTTATAACGATACTTTATAATAATATAATTCAATTTTTATTCTTTTATATGAGTATATGCTGCCATTAGATGGACGCATCGGATGGGCGCATTAGATGAGCGCATTATCGGGAGCATCATATGCCGTCGTTAGATGGGCGCATCATATGAACACACTCATGTTAATCAATAATGGTATAATAGCTTGAATAAAAAATATCAAACAAATCACAGTTTGTTTGTGATTAATTATTTATCAATTGAGTATTGTAAGTGATTACTACAAATGCGCGCGAATAATGCGCCCATCTAACGTATAAAAAATATGCTTATTTCTGTTGAATCATTTGACACCGAAGGAGTTGATGCTATATCAGACCGCCTTGGCGGTCTGATATAGCGAAACCTCCGAGGATAGTTTTGAATTAGTTTGATATTTGGCCCTTAGGGCCAAATATCAAACTAATTCAAAACTGGAGTTCTTGGTAGGCTGGGTCTGATGGGTCATATTGGTGCATGATTTGTCTGTAATCAGAGTCTGGCGCACTGTATGATGAACTGCCTGAGCCCCATAATTGGTCAAATCCTTGGTAGAAACCCATAACATTTGATGTTCCTAATCCTAAAGCAGGCGATGGTAAGCCAGAAGCATGTTCAGAAAATCCGGCCTTTTTTGGTTTATTCATGGCGTAGTAGAACAATACAACTACAACTAATACGAGAATAGTAGTTTGAATCATGTGATGATATTCCTTTAAGAGTTTTTCGCAATCCATTTTACTTATATAAATAAGACAATATATTATAGGCGAAGAAAATAATTAAAATAAAAACCTATTATTATACCATAATATCGAGTTTTATTTTTAATTATTTTCTTGTTTATATATATTTTCTTGTTTATATATATACGAAAAATAATGCCTAAGGAATTTACAATTAATGATGCTGTCTGTGGCGGCAATGATGATTCATTCTATAACGAATACTTCGGTGGTGATGATATGAATTTAACCCAACTAACTTGGTCAGTCATGATATTAACAGTCGCTATCGTTATCGTTATTATTATGATTTATCCAATCGTTTACCCTAAAAAGGCAGGATTCTCCGAACACGCAACTAATTCCAACGCATCAGTCGCCTTAGTTGAATTCTCAGCAGGCGCTGTCGGCGGTAATACAAGTGCTCCAATGGACTTATACAACTCATCAGTCTACTCCCGAAACTTACAAGATGTTAATCAATTCTCATATAACGATATTGACCCTAACGCCAAACCAGGAGAACCAAAGAGTGCTGCCTGGTATGTATTAAACTCAGATATTATGGGATGTTCTAAACCTGATATTGAAAATAACCCATGGGCATGGATGGCCGTTGAAAATAGAAAGATTGTTGGTGATGTCGCCAGAAACCCAGCTGTTATGGCCACTAAACAAGCCGTCTTAGCATCTAACCCAGGAGCTGTCAATAATGCGCCTGAAGTTGTTGCCGCCAAACAAGCCGTTGTTGCCGCTAATCCAAGTCTCGCCAAACAACCAGTCGCCGTTGAATTACATCCTGCTGTAATCGCGGCTAAAGACCAAGCTCTCAATGCATCTCCTGATGTTGTTGCGGTTGCCCAAACAGTATTAGCTCAAGCTACAAACAATGTATCCAAAGAGAGTTTCTCACCAAATGACCAATGCCCAACTATCGGAAAGAGAATGGGAGATGAACCATTAGCCAAAAGTCTCATGGGCTACTAAGTTGTATACACTTAAACGTGAACTATGAATGAGAACATATTTTTTTTACATAATTCGCAATCATTCAGTGCGGACATCAAATGCGCGCACTATACGCGAATATCTGGTTGTTTACATTATATGCGCGCATATAATAATTACATCATTGTGTGAGATAATCGCGATTATCTCACACAATATTATAAATAACTGATAAATACAATACAGTGCATCGTATAATATAAATAATTAGATGTTCGCATTATATGCGCCCATCATAATGTCCGCATTTGATATGTTCGAATAATGCGCGCGAATAATGTCCGCTTATGATGCGCGCGTTATGTAAAAAAAAATAAAAAATACTTGAAAAAAAGTATTGATGCGTTTATTATAACTTGAGTGCTTTAGATTTCACGAGTCGATAATCATATGAATATACGGCATTATCACTTAAGTGTTTGAACTCAACTATCATTCCCGGTCTGGCACCAATCCATACCGCGCCCGCATCCTTATTACTCATAACTGCTAAGTTATGCTGCGTGATATTATATCTCTTAAGCATATCAGAGATGTCAACAATTGTTTGTTCAGGAACCATATTTTGTTTAAATAAGTCAATGTGAAAGATATCATAGATATGGTCTTCGCAATATAAATTAAGAGTAGGATGGTCTTTCTTCTTTGATTCAATCGCCTTATAAATATGGCTTGTGAATGGGGTTTCACTAATGAAACATAAGTTGACTAATGGGCCTTGCTTGTCCTGTTGCGCATTATGTGCTTTAATCTCAGGAGCTAATATCTTATTCAAGATAGTTTTAAAATCACCAGATTTTGACGCATAATCACTATCTTGGGTTATTAATACTGTATAGTTGTGTAATTCACCTCTGATATTATCCGCGCCACATGATGCGGCGATTATAATATACCCATTATAGTTAATGTCATTGGCGAATGCTTCGTATGTGAGTAGAGGGGTCGCCACGTTAAGCTCGCGGTATTTGGAGAGCATGATGTATGCGTTATTGTAGATGGTGTAGAGTTTCTTCATAATAAACTATGTGTTATGTTTACTATATCTAATATTATTCTTTTCAATTTTTTAAATGGTCAATAATTTTACTCATGAGTAAAAATAGTAACTACGTCAACAAATATACCATTTATCCACCATTCTTTATACCCAGTATAAATTATTATCGCCGGTTCTTTATTATCTCGATGTATTAAACCATTTTTATACCAATATTGATACAGATTATCGCGAATAATTGCTGGTAAATCATTATCGCGATGAAGTAAACCCTGTCTATACCATTTTTTATCACCATCTTTAATTATTACAGCTGGTTCATCGTATATAGAATGTAATTTATTGAACAAGTATGTATTTATGGAATAAGTCTCTATTACTGTATTTGTAGCTAATATAATGAACTTAGTTATACCAGCTTTACTCTTCGCATATTCATGAAACAGCGAATCAACGCGGTATAGATTATACCAGGCGGTTTCATCATATGTGGCGATTTCTATTAATACGTCTAATGGGAGCCAATCAAGTGGATTCATTTCTGTCGTAAGATTCATATCAATTTACTTAAAAAAAATAATTCAATTTTTTAGACTTTGATAAAGTATCTTTATTAAAATCATGACTTCGAAACCACTACATAATTAGTAGTTTTATTTGCAACACTTGTAAATCTCAAGTTCATACAAATGCGATTCTTACCAATAACCATTAGTGATTGCGTTCCAAACGCAATACCAGTAGCATCAAACCCACCGACTTCAAAAGTGGTTGAATTAATAATACGCGTAACATATACTCCTTGTGGGCTATTGATATTCGCTAATGGTAATAAAGGGTTAAAGTTTTTAAAGAATACAGCTACTCCTGGGGATGGTGGAACAAAATACACAGGTAATGCTGGTATTGGAAGTGGGTAATCATATAGTAAACTGGTTAAATCGCCATTTAATATTTGAAACACTAATGAAGTCGCTGGCAAACCAAATGGAACGGCATTTACATTCTCAACTAAAATAGTAGTCTTTAAAAGTGGGATTGGCGTGAAATCAGGCCCTACTGAAAAATGCATCTGAACCTCATTCAAGGATGATAAAATACTCTGTAGGTAGAATGCTGGGTGTAATGGAACAAGCTGAACTGCGATACTATTAATGTTAATCACTTCGAATTCAAACTGATAGAGATTACCATTAGCTGCGCGGACTGATTGAGCAGCTGGCAACCCAACAATATTCAGGTATACGCGACGATAAAAGAAGAAGTTTGGCTGAGTGCTTGATTGAAGCGGAACTTGAAAATAGAATGGCGCGATTGCGGCTTCAATAATGTTAGGGATATCACGCCCGTCATTGACAGCAGTAATATTGAAGATTAATTCGCCGGCACTAAGGTTAGAAGGAACAGTCAAATAAGCTGTATCAAAGAATACGGATGTATCTAAGAATCCAACGGGCTGACTTGCGGCGGAATCACTGTATGCGGCCGCATTATTAACCGTGGTTTGATACAATACATCACCACCTCCTTGGCGGTAAATCTCTTGTTTCTGATACTCATCAATGTTAAAGGCTTGATTTCCGCGTCTATTATACGGATACTGTCCGGTTAAACTATTAATATTTGGATTTCTATTCATACTTTGTTAATGTTCTTAATAATTATATTCTTAATAATATATTTAATTTACCACTATATTTATTCACATTTATTCGCTCAATGAAGAAAGTTATAGAAAAATATACTAATGATAAAGGCGCAGTCGAAAAACCCCAAGAACTTAAGGAAGTTATACCAGAATATATCAGTGAATGCGCGATTTTCTTGAATAAGGGTGATGGAGTACCATGTAGTGATAATGCGACAATTATGAAGATTAAGGATGCGCTTAATATTGATGCGCATGATAATACGGCCATCTTAGATGCGGCCATCGAAAAGACTGGTTGTGATAGCGAAAAATGCGTTTTATCGACACTTAAGCGCGATATTGGCGAACAGAAGGTCAATGTGCTACTCACAACACGATTTAAGCTCAGTGGGCCAACAGATAACACTCTCCTAAATAATTATAATATAGATGACACCATGAAGATGTTCCAGATGAAATTCCCTGAATTCTTCCCTTATAATTTTAATATGCGGAATTACAGGGATTATTCGTTTGTTAATGGCCGTGTTGTTGATGCGCCGGATACGCTGGAAACGATTAGAGTATCGCAACTTGTTGGGAAATACAGATGTTGTGGCGTTGTTATTAACACAGATGTATACGAGAATAATGGTCTACATTGGATGGCGATGTTTGCGGATTGGCGCGATACTAATGCGGGCGCGACTGTAGAGTTTTTTAATAGTTCAGGGAATGCGCCACAACCCGAGTATGTTCTGTGGATGGAAAGAGCGCGAAATGACTTGATTACGGCCGGCATAAAGATTCGCCCATTTAAGGATTACACTGGAGTTGAGCGCGATTTAGTGCGCGTGTCTAATCGCAGACATCAACAATCAACTACTGAATGCGGTCTGTATTCGCTGATGTATATTTATGCGCGTTTATGTGGTGTTAAGCCCGAATTCTTTGCCTCACGATTTGTTCCAGACCAACTTATGTTTGAATTCCGCCAACATCTGTTTGATGGTGAGCATTCAAAGTTTGATAAACGCGCGATTAAGGCAATTGGAGGGAAAAAAAGAGGCGTTAAGTTTGATTGGAATGAGTATAGTAAGAAGGTTTCGATTGGGTGGGAGAGAACTCCATAATGCTACTGCGATGGAATCAGACCATGTGGTCTGATTCCATCCTCGCAGCTTCGCGATTGATGTAAACAAACAAGTATAAATTAACAAAAATTGAAGTAAATTAAATTTATAGTATAAAATGGACATCAGACAAGCTTTTATCTATGAAAACTACCGCAAATATCGCCTTTATCTTGATGATATTGGGATAGGTTTTATCGTCCTCGAGAGCTATAATGATATATGGAATTTAGAATTGATGGAGATATGCGAATCAAAAAGAAATCGCGGATACAGAACATATTTCTTAAAACAAGTATTGGAACAAGAAGGCTTGAATCCAAAAAATATGACAATATGCCCGATTAGTGATGATTCCATGCGATTCTTTAAGAGATGCGGATTTCTATGTTGGTAACGGAATCTTAAGAGTAATAACAGGTATATATCGCATGATATCAAGCACCACATTGATGATTACATTTTTTATATCATATATGACAATTTCAGATAGAATCATATAATAGTCAATTATTGTGTCCAATATGAACTTATATTTTGGTTCAATGATATAATAATTATCCATTGGAATTCGATAGAGATATGTGTGGTCATAACATAGAAAGCAATCTAATTTTTCGTTTAGTGGAATTGGGATACAATTATCAAGTGTGATTATTTTGTAGTCATCCGTTGGTAATTTCTTTTGTTTTTGTTCTGTTTTTAATAGCCTCATTTCGATTGCGGAAGTATACTCGCTAAAATCATACAGAAGATGAAACAACTTTTGATGAAGTTCTCTCGATGGAATATCATAATATATAGACACAGGGTGTTTTCTAAAGTATATTTGGTCATACTTCACGCGCATCATCGCGAATACAATTATTATAAGATTGTCAGTTCAATTTTTTTATCATAATTCGCATTTGATTATTATACGCATTATCAGATACATGATATCATCAATTAGGCCAACCTTAATAAATTCCATAAATACGGGCCTAATAAACGCGTATAGATATGGCCGCCTATCCCGCGCATGTCTTTTCAGATATTGTCGGTCGCGTATTTTCAGGCGATATCTATGGAATCGCGTGTTGTTATAACTAAAAATAATCATCTTATTCTCATCATAATATAGGTCATTTTTTATGAATTTATTCTGGCGGATAATAGTAGGAAGACTCATGAGTGTCTCTTTTTTACAATCTTGATAAAAAAGACACTTTTTACAGAAAAGTTCATAATATAAACAACAGCAACCACTGCAATAATCATTCTCTTCAAAATCGCGATTATATGTATTTACTTCCATTTTTGCTTCTACTATTATGCGCGCATCATTAAGTAGGATAAAAGTTTTATATGTCCATCTTGGCCAGTTTGCGCGTGGGATATGAACGCATTTATTATCGCCTTTAATAAAACGTAGGATGTAGTCCATTTAATTAAAAAAATATAATGTTTTATATGATTATCTTAAGAAATGAAGCACTTTCACAATCAATTATCATCTTGAATATAACTGATACAATGTCTTTGTTTAAGATATTAACGTAATAAAATGCCAAGAATTCATTCATTAGGCGCACATTAAGATATTTGCGATAACTAGTTACGCGTATTACAATGGTATTCTTTTTGTAAACTCTAATTCCATAATCATTCCACATCGTTTTATCCATATTATGACTTATTATTAACATCTTTTCATCTGTATAGAATATATGATTGTAGATGAATGAATTATAAGCAAATTTACCATTAATGACCCACATAAATTGTTTTTGTGAACGTGTATGAAATGGTTCGCATACACAACACAGTGGACGGAATATAGCATGAGTAAATCTCCCACCGCATAAACAACAATTCAAATATTCTTTATTATAATTTTCATTTCCATACAGAAATGTTTCATAGTTTTTTCCAGATTTTGCTTTTGATACAACAGCGAATGTAGTATCTTTTCCAGTGCCAATTAATGCCCAAAAATTCTCAGTATTACTACTGGATGGTGTTAGTTGCGTAAACGCCATGTCATGCGTTCCTTCAACATATCTTAATACATACTCCATTCCAATTATAAAAAATAGCAATTTCAATTTTCTTAATCATGTTTTTATTGTTGAGGTGGGTGTAAAAATGTTTCATCTTCAAACCATTTCTTTCCTAAGTCATCCTTATTCATTCTTACTAAATAGATACCAAATAATATCCCGCACATAATGAAGAATGCGAAGAAAATAACATATAAAAACGTATTACTGGCTGGCTGAAATGTTGGACTCGAGTTTAGTGAGCTCATAGAGATGGGCGCGATTGGTGCGGTTTGCGCGAAGAATGACATTGTTATATATATAAGATAAGAATATATTTAAATATATTCTTATCTTAATTCATTATATTCTTAATTTAATTATGTCGAGACTTGCGAGCATTAGTGAATGTATTGTATGCGGCGATAGAAATTTTGGTAATTTCATATATTGTTCAGATAAATGTGAGAGCGACGATTATCCACGCATAGAAATGAAAGAGAATATTGAAGAATTAAAAGAAACCACTAACGAATTAAAAGAAACCACTAACGAACTAAAAGAAAACTTTTTGTTAAAAATCGCCAGTATTAACGCAACAATTAGTGAAATAAAAGATTCACACGCAGAAATGCGCAATTCAATTATATCATTAAATGCGGATATTAGTGCGTTATCTAATCAAGTTCACTTATTGGCGAATACATTAAATGAACAAATCAAAAATAAATCACTTTAAAGAATTATTTTCAACATAACATAATACTGAAAAAATGTCTAAATTAGAAACTATCACTCCAAAACAATTAATTGAGGAACTATTACCGGCTAAATATGGTAAAGCCGATGGTGAATACAAATTCATATTTCAAGACCATGTTATTGATGGGTCTATCGTCGGAATAACATATAATGAGGAACTTTTGGCGTCTTGTAGGATTCGTTTTACTAATGGTGTTTTGTTCAAGAATGATTATAGTGAATTGTTATTACAATGCGCGTTAACTAATTTGGTTTACATTAAGAAAGCAACTGTTGAGCCACAAGTTGTCGAAGTTAATGATATACCATCAGCAGATAATGTTCCAGATACCGCGAGTAAACCATCTTCGCAGGCAAGTAAGGCGGGTAAACCATCAGGGCGTGGAAGAGGCGTTCAGAGAAAATAACGATAATGTATTCTATGTCGACATAATATGTCGGTATAGAATATACTGTGTCGACATATAAAACATTCTTTTTTTATCAATTATAACCAATTATGAAAACCAAAGATTTAATAAAAAATATCAAATCAAAAGATAAAGAAAGAGACATTATTTTCAAAGACACTAAATGCGCATATCTTGGCGGCGGCATTGATGGAAACGTCTACAAATACAATAAACACGCGCTTAAACGTTATGACGATGATGCGAAAAAGGATTACCTGTTGGAAGTGAAATTCTTAGAGATACTAAAACACAAAAATATCATCAAAATGTATGAGAAGATGAGTGATGATAACTATCACTACCTCGTTTTAGAATTATGCGGCGAATCAATCGCCGATATCATTTACGAGAAGAATGGAATCCCTAAAATTAGAGTCGCAAAGCGAATAATGCGCGAAACATTAGAAGGTTTAAAATACATGCACGAATGTGGAATAATTCATAGAGATATTAAAATAGAGAACTTAATTCGTTCATTTAATGGCGATATCAAGATTATTGACTTTTCATCAGCCATTTATGAGCATGATTGTGATATGCGTCGATTAGGAACCTTGGTATTAAATTCGCCGGAAATGAATGTATGCGCGCCATTAACACGCGCTAATGACGTATGGTCGTTTGTATTAACAGCGTTCGAACTATTAACTGGTAAACTTATATTTGATGTGAATGATGAATATGGATTTGACTACTGCGATGAGTTAAGTTATTGCGAAGATGATTACGAGAGTTCATCGTGCGATTTCAATAGTAGTTCCAATAGTGAGTCCAATAGTGAGTCCAATAGTAGTTCCAATAGTGAGTCCAATAGTGATTCCGATGAATACGACCAACTCGGACATATAATGATAGGTGCTGATGATAGTACATATCGTAATATATACCGCCTATTATTACTTCAGGAGAAGATATTAGGGCCTCCACCTACCACATTCACCGAATGGGCGCCATTATTTTATAACTCGGATGGGCGTCTTAAAAACACCAAAGAGATGACATACCTCCCATTTGACACATTTCTTAAGATTAATTTTGGCGCGGAATTTAACGAGCATATTACACCACTATTCGTTGATTTTATCCAGCGCGGATTATACTTTGAGCCTGAAAAACGCGCATCTATCGTAGAATTAATCGCGCATCCTTATTTGAAATAATGTGTATTTCTATAAGTATTTTTTTTTGATATATCAATTAATAATTATACGTATGTTATTATCACACTAATATTATATTAAAGAAGAAACTACTCGCTTATTATAAGGCTCTCAACTTTATAATGCCATCATTCGCAATTATCTCAGATATTAACGTGAATAACACCGACACCACTGAAAATAACTCCTCGCGTTTTTCAGTAGGTCCTGAAACTATTAGAAAAATCTGTTTAATTCCGGATGAAGAACCAGGGGAAGTATTTCTCGCGGATAGTCAAATGGTCGCGCAAATCGCCGAAGATATCGCATGCGAGAATATTGAGCCAGAAGTTGATAACTCTGATGAGCGAGTTAAACAATTTATTGAAAAGGAATTATTATCGTATATTACTGAGAGACACGGTGATATTGGATTCACAATGGAAGGATTAACTGAAGGGCAGTTATATTTAGAGAAGGATAATAATACTTATTGTGTGATGGTTGTAATTTCATCATCAGGGTGGTTTAAAAGAAGCGTATTTATTTCTGCGAGATTAGGAACATACTACACTATGCCAGTTGCCGAAGACTATTCAATCGCAACGCCACGAGTTGAAGAACTTAAATCAATGCTTGATTCCGTAGTTCAAGAAAAGAGAGATATCTTGGCTGAATCATGTTCATTCCAAAGTGAAGCCGCCGAATTATCGCGAGAAAATAAGTTCTTACAATCTATGCTCGATAGATTTCACGCCGAGATTAAATCCTTGAATGAGAAACATGATGAAGCTCAATCCGAGACTATCAACCGTATTAATAACTTAGAAACTAAGATTATGTATAATAAAAGCGCACAATCAGAGTTTTTCTCTGAATCAAAAAAAGTAAGTAAATCAGAACCGCGATTTGGTGATGATGTTATTGGTAAGTTCGAGAATAGTCTCGCATTACTTACTAACTTTGATAAGAGTAAATTGCGTTCCATTGCGGCCGTCAAATTTTAATAAGTGTTTATAATCCATTTTGTTTATTTTTTTCGCATATTAGATATGTGAATTGGTGTATGCGTTAGATGCGTGCGTTAGATGCGTGCGTTGATGTATGCGTTGATGTATGCGTTGATGTATGCGTTAGATGCGTGCGTTAGATGCGTGCGTTGATGTATGCGTTAGATGCGTGCGTTGATGTATGCGTTAGATGTATGCGTTAGATGCGTGCGTTGATGTATGCGTTAAATATGCGCATTAGATATGTGCGTTAGATATTCATGTATGATATATGCGTTAGTGTTTGCGAATAACGTTCACACCGATATACACACTAACAGCGATATCCATACATCATATGCGCGCATCATTCGCATACATCAACGCAACTAAAAAATAAAAAAAAATAAAGTTGATAATTAAAGCGTATTTACTTTGTTGTCTCGTCTTCTAATACATCTTCAGATGCGCTCTCATCATCCGTCTTTCTAATACCAATATTCTCTAATCCGACATCATAATCCTTGAATGTTTCACTAATCTTATCAAAAATCATATTAATTTTCTCGCTATTTTGGCCGCCATTCTTCTGCGCTTGCTCTCTATAAAACGCGATAATCTTACGAAATTGTCCTGTAAGTTCTAAATCCGCTTTGGTATTCTTAGAAACATCTAAGATGAAATTTTGCATGATGATAGTATTGTCTTGTGTTTCTACAAAATCGCGATAATAATCATTGAAGTTTGTCTTAAGAAGCATAACTGATTCCTTAATCTTATTAAATGCTTTGGAACATCTGGAGAGTTCCGGTCGCTTTTGAATCTCTGTAATCGAAGATGTTATAATCTCAATGAATTGGTCTACGTCAATATCAGGCGTTCGGCATATATTGTATATTTCAATAGTAAACGCATATGTTTTGAATAAAATAACCATCATAAATTCGATTGATGACTTATTTAGATTGATATCTAAAAAGTAATCTTTAAGATTAAATGGGAATGGAAATGGCGACCAATCAACGCCTGATATATCAAATATAAATTTATGATTAAGTTTATCCATTTTGATGAAGTTATCTTTGTATGGGTGTAATTTATCAGCAATCATAATTAAAGACTTAATATACGGTGATTTCTTGATTGCTTCATAATCTGATGTGAACTTATCCGCGATTTCTTTAGGCGTTTCATCATAATTAAGCGAGTATTTATCTAAGTTAAGTGTGAATAGATTAGCGATGTGTGATTTTGAACTCTCGCAGTATTGTAGGATAATACGGCGGTCATTCTGATATGCGTTCATTGCTGGGCTTGTTGCTAATAGCGAGAATATCTTGATGACTCGCAATGAGAGTTCTTTAATGTTTAGATACCGTGGATATGCGATTCCTAAGTTCGCGGAACCAGTTCCAAGCATCTGGTTGAACATATCGCTGATATCGCGGTCATTCGCGGATGATACTTTGATTTTTTTAACTTTGGCTTTCATTGAATATTTGAGAGTATATCTAACCAATAATATTTATTAAATATAAGCGCCAATTTTGTTTTAATATTTTTGAGAATAAAATTGAATCATTCATAGACATAATAATAGATGTTAATTTTAGATGTTCTTAAATATATCGCGACACACACTGAAGACGTCTGGTATAAACTAACGCTGATTGACGAAGATTTCAAGAAATACGCATATAGTAGTGTCGGGATTAGTGCGTTTATCAATGCGTTCTATAAATGCGAAATCAGAGATGGTTTTATGAATCGAGAGATATTTGGCCACAAACATTCTTTTGATGATTTACCGGCGTATGAATCTACTATTATATTCAACGCAATGAATGTGTGGTATTATAATGGAGAAATTCATCGCGGTCATGATAAGCCAGCGATTACTATGTTCAATAATTATAAAGTATGGTATAAATATGGTAAAACTCATCGCGATAATAATCTTTCCTGCGGATGCTTGTCTTGTGAGGGCTGCGCAACTAAACCCTACTACACAACTAAACCAGCTGTCAAATGGAATTTAACAAATAATGAATATAATAATTTCATTAAAATATGGGAAGGAGCGCGTCATAGAGCAATCAGAGATAGTGTTTCCATTACTGATTACAGAATATGGTATAAAGATGGACTACTTCATCGCGAAGATGGACCCGCATTCATCGATAATGTTGGTGTTGGGCGCTATTATATTAATGGAGTTGAACAGATTGGTATCCAAGTATAATGGCAACAATAATCATATTTTTTTGAACAAAACAAAAAAAATATATGTTAATTCGTTTATCGCAATTAGATGAACTCATCAACTAAGTCTTCAGCGGCTTCATCAGCGCTAATCTTTAACTGACCTAATCCAAGCTCTTCAGGACGAGTATCATTGTCGCCTTCCTCTTCTTCACGCTCATCCTCAGGAACATTAGCGGAACCCGGCATTACAACTGCTTTCCACACAATGTGTTTCATAGCTAATCCGAACATAGATGCGCTCGCACCATTCATAACAGACTTTTGAAGAATCACTTTAGATCCTCTTGTAATGAATTCGTGAATATTATCCGCATTGATTGGCTCATGAGTAATGGAACCATCTTGTTGAACTCTCTTAACCGTTGCCCTTTGATAGGAAGCGAATGATTTACCTTCAACATTAGGCTTCTTGGTTCGCGCATCATAGAGTTCGAACTTAGGTTGACCAGCAGTTCCATAAGGATGTTTGTCTGGGAAATTACCAAAGTCAAACTTGAATGGAATACTTGGGTCTTCTAATGGTTCTAATGGTTTTTCGAGATGTTTCTTACTATATTTAGTCTTTACACACTCAATGATATCAGAACTTCTGACTTGTGCCATAGCTGGAGTTGCTTCCTTACCTGCTTTTTTGTATTCGGCAATCATTCGTTCGGCATCTTGTTGATATGCCTTACCGATGATAACCATAGCTTGACCGAATTTACCAGCTTTACTTGCGCCAAATGCCCAAGCAAGACGTTTACCTTCATTCTCAGCACGGTCGTCATTAGGGTCGCCCTTTCTAGGAATGTTTCTGATTGGAACACCCTCTTTCATGAACATAGTGAACTGACCTAATCCTCTGTTACCATCAGCGTTTTTCATGCTCCACCAAAGGTCAACATAAGTAACTCCATTTACAGACGGTCTATTAGCTGAAAGCTTCAAGAGTCCACTTAAATCGGTCTTACCAGTGTATTTGGCGATAATTTCTTCATAAGTCTTGTCATCATATACAGTACCATGCTTGAAATCAGGGTCTTTGACGTAGGTTTGTTTGGCCATTTGGTATAAAGTAGGGTAGTCTTTAATACGAAGTTAGTTTACGTTTATTTATGCGTCGGACATCAATTTCTTTAATTATTGGTTATATAGGTATTTATAGGGATAATGACATATAGGGTGTCCCTCGTAGCCTCGGCCCGCCCTATATGTCATTATCCCTATAAATACCTATATAACCAATAATTAAAGAAAGCTTGGTCGGCTATATTTTCTGATAACAACTACATGATAAGGGTATGGTTCTGGGCCATACCCTTATCATGGACATGGTCATAAGAAAGCCTCGCGCCCTTCGCCTCACCGGTGGGTATAATAGATGGGCGCATTAGATGAGCGCATTAGATGGACTCATTAGATGAGCGCATTAGATGAGCGCATTAGATGGACTCATTAGATGAGCGCATTAGATGGACTCATTAGATGAGCGCATTAGATGGACTCATTAGATGAGCGCATTAGATGGACTCATTAGATGGGCGCATTGATGTATGCGATAGATGAGCGCATACCACTATAAAATAATGAAAAAAAATACAATTAAATTCAAAATCAAAATGAATTAAATAAGTTTTGTTAACGCGTTTTGTTAATGCATTTTATACCAGAATTACTCATCAAAATAACCATTAAATCCATGCTCCTCATCTTCTGCTTCTGGCGGATAATCCCATAGGTGGTCATCTTCGTCATTCATCGGCGGATAAATATCGCTATCATCCTGAATAAATAAATGTTCATAAGGATTGTTATCTCGCTTATGTTCAAGAGATTCTTCATTAAAGCTAATTGACAGTTCTAAGGTTCTCGCAGGAGCCATAGTATCACATTCCTGTTCTCCCGCTGGAGGTAGCTGAGGAATATGTTGAATTATCAGAGGAGGAATTGGTGGCTGGTCATCTACGGTTAGGTCCATTTCTATTGGCCTGTCCAGTATTGCCTGATACTTGTCCTCATAGGACTGCGTATTTAAATTCTCTTCCTGAGAGATATCCATCATACAACCGTCCATCTGATTACTTTCTTGATTCCCCATTGTGTTTCCGGAATTTAATAGGAATAAACATCAATTTTTTATCTGACATATTTGCTAATAAAAGCTATCTTTACATAAATAATATGCGATGATTGTATCACAGGAACAGCAGTTAATCGCGGATACTATTCGCACAAACAATATTATTGTATCAGCGGTTGCGGGTAGCGATAAGACCCATACCTGTATCTATATAGGCGCCAAGCAACCCAGATAAACGCATACTTATTCTCACATATAATGCGATGCTTAAGATGGAAACTCGCAAGAAGAATGGAAAGAGATGTAGTTATTGTCTTTGGGTTTGATGAATCATATTATTATAATCACAAGCATACATTAGAATGCCCAAATGAATTGTATGTCGCGGCGACCAGAGCAAAGAAACTTCTAATATTAATACATGATGAATCGCATCAATATTTGCCCTTTCTTATGCGGTCAACAAATGCGATTGGTAATCCGCACAACTTAATTAGAAAGCGCGCTGAATATGAACAGCGTAAAGCAACCACTTCGTTTATCAAGCATATAAAGCCGAATGTATTACGTGCGGTTATGGATATGATTGAAGTGCATGTTATTCGCCAACCGAGTTCTGTTATTAGAATAACCAATAAAGTCGCATAGATTGGTAGTGGGGGGCCGTGCCATGGTTGAGCCTGTCAGTGATATTAATGGAATCGCAATTCCTCTTTGTTTCCAAAAAAAACTATGAAACAGGTGCGAATTTAGAGCCAGAATATGTATTAAAACAAGCGACTGACTATCTACCATATCAACTGGGTATACATATCACAATCGTCAAATAACATCATTTAAATGGATAACTAAAGAAACATTTCTGCGCTGTAATGAGTGTTTACAGTCTTTGTTCGAATTCCAATTCATGTTTTGACACAAAACATGAATTGGAATTCGAACAAGAAGTTCGCAATGAATCGCCCGCATTAATTGGCGCAATTGACTATTATAATGCTGAAAAAATGAAATATACGAATTTAAATGTGTTTCAGCTTTAAGCCCAGAACATCATATTCAACTCGCGCTATATCAGTATATGCTCGGAACAAATTCAACTGCGTTTCTCTATAATGTATTAAATGATAATTTGGTTGAAGTAAGATGTAATAATCCTACTAAAATAATCGCGATGATTAGCGCGAATAAAATCGGCATCACTGATATCCACATTATTCGCGCAAATCAGGCGATTCTGTGAGTTCAGGAACAGGACCAAACCAATTATACATAACAAGCGCGAATAAGATAATGCCGGAAATGGACGTTAAATATCCATAAAATGGCGATTGGACTAAAAACCAGGCAGCAAATACAATACTAATGTAAATAAAAATTGCGTTTAATAAACCAATTCCACTCATTGCTTTTATAAGAAAGAGGATATTTTTATTTATTTCTTTATTTGTTTATTTTTTTCATAAAAAAATAAAACAAAGAATGTCAAACTTAAAATCCAAGTTTGCCATTCCATGCGTTTCTACCAACTAATACACCATATGCTGTTCCAGCAATTGCTGGATTTTGTATCATAAATGTTATTTCTAGTAGTTTACCATAGGCTACATAAGTAATTCCACTTATAAGAAACACACCGACCAATAGTATCATTGCTTTATTATTGGGAATATTTACAACTGCGACTAATAGCATAATCATCAAGATAACCGCAATTAATGTGCTTATAATTAGTGAAGGAATTGGATTAAGTGTGGTCTCCTTTACGACAGATGATGCGTCATTATATACTGTCTTAGTAGCATCCTTTATGCTATTTACTGCGTTATTAGCAACGTCGGCAAAGTTTGTTTCAGAACTCATTTGTTTTATAAATATAAAACAATTATTTATTAATGTCATAAATAAATAAATTCGCAACTGTTTTACACTCACCAATAATCGCCATATCGCAGATAAGTAAAGCATGGGAACCAGAAGAAACAATCGCTTCATAAATATAAAATAATAGCATTAATTCCGCGCCAACTATGTATACAACAGCCAAATCATCAATGCGCGCTAAAACACGCTCAATAATGTTCTCGTAAATACAATAGTAAGATTTACGCGCCTTTAATTGCGATGTTTCGGCGATTTCAATATACGGGACATCACGGTATTCCGCATCGAGGAATACCTCGATTATGCGCACCGTATCTGTTGAAACGCCATAAGTCGCCTTTATTATGTTATTTTTTGATATTTTCAACTGTCTGCACTTATCATTAATATCACGCTCATTATACGCGCTTCCTAAGAGCTTCATTAATCTGGGCGATTCCTTACCAATTATGCTTTGAACCTTCTTATATCCAAACATATCAAATAATGGAAGATATCGTAAGTGATTCTCATCAATTATCGTATTTCGTGCGATTAATCTACGTAGGCCATCAATTGGATTAATTAACTTAACTGACTGTGGTGTGCATAATCGCGAGTTATATAGACTCACGTTGAGTTGGGAGTCAACCGTGATATTCAATCCATGTAATGTTTCTTTTTCTTTTAGAGTGCGTAAATTACAGTTTAATATTCCTTTTATTATTGAAATTCTGTCAACTTTAGTATTATACTTCAATTCGTAATCATTAAAAACTGCCATCATAAGCGCACAGTCATAACAGGAATCAATGCCAATAATTGGGTCGCATTGATGCGCGCCATAACATCCGCCATGTCTCGTAATCATATTGTGGTAAAATAGTCGTTCTTCATATTCTAATACATTATATCGGTCAACCTCTAACGAATCGCCAATCAAGCGCATTTCAGTGGAATGATTAGGCGCGAATGCTTGAATGTGTAATTCCCCGCGAATATAAGTAAAGATACCCTTATAAAAATTATTTATAAGAACTTCTAATATATCATCATTTGCGGTGTTAATTTTATATTTTATGATATCACTCCGTAATTGCGTAATAGATTGTCCATTAATCGCATATGGGCATCGAAACTTAATCATATACATTTGCGGCCGCATTATCTTAATCCAATTATAATTTGCGGCTGAATTAAGTAGAATATCTATATCGCGTGGTTCATCACCATCTACCATCGAGCGGATATCACTAATGAATAAATGTGGAAACGTTATATGACCTGCAATCTCATCCGTAAATGGTTCTTCAATAATAAAATATTTGTAATCGAGTTGGATTATTTCTGAGAGTTTCGTTAAGTCCGCGCGAGTTTGTGCGCATTTACGTGTAGACCTAATTGGTGAGTTAGTAGAGTTTACATCGGAATAATAATCTATTTGTTCATTCGGGCTCTCCAAAGATGCCTTAAGATACAGCGCAGTATTATCGCGGCCATAATGCGTTGTTCCATCCGCATATTTAATCAAGTGCTCATGTGGGTCAACCAATATAAACTTAACATTTGGGAACATGTCAGAAATAAACGATAATTTGTTAGATGGCGCGGATCCTGCGTATACTACAACCGCGTGCGAATCACGTGATTGAAGGGCTTTAGTTAAGAACGCTATTTCTACTAAAAACAGTTTGAGTTGCCCAATATGCGCAGGGAATCGCGGCGCATTTTTAGTCGCGCGGTATTGTGCGCGATGATGTAATTCATTATAAGTCCGCGGTAATGTTGGCGATTGTGGTTGCCTTACAGAATCAAGGTATTTATATAAGTCTATTGTATTGCTCAGTTGCGCCATTTGTTTAATATATTCAAAACTTTATTATGTTTTTCTTTAGGCGTTTTCTTTGATTGTTTTTCTTTACATGTTTTTCTTTAAGTTTTTATTCTATCGTATTTTATCGCATTTTTTCTCACAAAAAATATAAAGATAATAATATAATTCTTATTAAATGAGCAACTGGAATATTGAACGATACAAATATCAATCCCCATCTTACAGCAGGGATTATCCTCCAGTTGACCGTTATGGTGCGGAAGTTGGTAATCCTAATTATCACTATGGATATACGCATTTTCCATCGTATACTGATATGCCTCTTGCTCCATATGAACAAATGCTTCGCTCTGAACAGAAACAAGTTCCCGCGCATATGGTATGTAGTTGTGGAGGACACGCGCCGGTTGGTGGTGTTGAAGTAGTCTGTGTTAAATGCGGGAAGAATTGGGGGTCATTTGTTGGGTCTAACAAGGGAAATGAGAAACAAGACGAATCTGATAAGAAATCCGGTAAAGAAAGATTTATTGATATTACTAACGGCGATAACGCATATATTGTGTTATTATTTGTGTTCTTTATCTTTCTATCTTGTTTGTATGTTCATATCTGTGCGCTTAAAATGGAGATAGACATTTTGAAAACGACAAGGCCTGGGTCAATGTAGGGCGATTATTTGCGTGAATAATGCATACATTAGATGCGCGCTGCATACATCAGATGCGCACGAATAATGTATACATCAGATGCGCGCGAATAATGCATACATCAGATGCGCGCGAATAATGCATACATCAGATGCGCGCGAATAATGCATACATCAGATGCGCGCGAATAATGCATACATCAGATGCGCGCGAATAATGCATACATCAGATGCGCACGAATAATGTATACATCAGATGCGCACGAATAATGTATACATCAGATGCGCACGAATAATGCATACATCAGATGCGCGCGAATAATGCATACATCAGATGCGCACGAATAATGCATACATCAGATGCGCACGAATAATGTATACATCAGATGCGCACGAATAATGTATACATCAGATGCGCACGAATAATGTATACATCAGATGCGCACGAATAATGTATACATCAGATGCGCGCGAATAATGCATACATCAGATGCGCACGAATAATGTATACATCAGATGCGCACGAATAATGTATACATCAGATGCGCACGAATAATGTATACATCAGATGCGCGCGAATAATGCATACATCAGATGCGCACGAATAATGCATACATCAGTGTGTCCATCTAACGGCGAAGGGCGCGAGGCTTTACAGTGGGACGATTCTATTGGCATCAGAATGATGCCAATAGAAAATATAGCCGACCGAGCATGAGTTAGTTCATTTTATATACATACCACGGAGCCCTGGGCTCCGTGGTATGTATATAAAATGAACTAACGAGAGAAATTGATGTCCGAATCCATAATATTCGTTAAACAAACTCAATTACGGAGATGTCAATTAAGCTTTCATATGATAATGGTTTATTAATTGCCTCTCATGAAAATGGAGAAATCTATTTTGAACAAATGCAATTGATTAATGTAAGAATGTTAATTGCTTCGGTGGAATCAGATAAGAAATGCCTAGAGATGCAAGCTTATAATTTTCGACTTGATTTTAGATACGGTGATACGTTATATAAGTCCATTTCATCTCGTAAATTTCTCATCAAAGAACTTAAGAAGAGATTAACATCAGAAGGCAAGAATGTTTTAGATTCTTATGAAAATTTTAATCCGTTTATGACAGAAGAAAAGATTGTGTTAACACACAATGGTAATAAGTATGAACTACACGGTAAATATGACCTTTATCTTACTCCAATTGTCTTTGGAGTTGCTTGTCTTAGTGAAGACAAAAGGAGTATAAATTTATATTCATTAATTAATTTAATTGGTACTCCAATGAGAACCTTCAAGCAAGTTCTTTCAAACTATGACATTGTCAAGAACAATATTGGAAATGAAATCGAAGAGAAGATTAAAGAGACTACTCAAAAAGTGCGTTTGGAAATTATTGATAATTTCCAAACGCACATCCTTGACGCAATCTACAAAGATGATGTCGAGTTCTTAAAAGAAGCACATGAAGACGCGTATATTAAGATGGACCAATTAGAGTCCTACATTATGTTCGCGAATATTGGCGCGAAGAAAAATACACATGAGTTCTTACTTACTTTAGTAGCACAGTCCTGTAAGGACAAGCATCCGCAGGAGGATATTCTCCCTAAGAAAGAAGAGGAAAAAAAGGAAGTAATTACTATGAATAATAGTAATATTAGTAATATTGCCGCCGGTGTTGCTATTCTAAGTGGACCTACAACGCCTGTTAAGAAATCGTTAGATTTGGATGAGATTTAACACACCTAATAATGTTTCTTTCAAGTAATTTTTATTTTTTTACATTAAAACACCCGGCAGGGCGTTTGTTCTGTAAGAACTGTGCCATTAAAACTCAGCCAAATTCAACAAGGTCGCCAATCCACCAAGATATCTAGCAACATCAATTTTCTCGCGCAATACAATGCGCGCTAATTCACATGAATCCTTAATATGTAATAATTCGCCTAATTGTGAGTATTCTCTCATAAACTCACAGTCATAAATCAACTCAGTATCGTATGCTATCATCCACGCGTAGAATTTCGCGATTCTTATCTTAGTATCAATTTGAAGGTTTGATAAGTTTAAAGGCCATCTTCGTCTTATGCCATTAGAAACCCCTGTAGAAGGTTCCCACATAAGTCCCGAGTTATTAAAACATTCTATTCTATCCGAAAGCATCAGACACATAATATAATCGCATTTATCACGCGGAATCTCCGTTTCAGTCGTCAAGAAATTAAATAACTCTGGAACAGTTATACCCACTCGCTTAAGTAAATCATCATAGTTTTTATTATATGCGGTATCCTTAAAGAGTTCCGCATATAATAGACATAATGGCGCCAATAAACTATTTTGAGTGTCTTCTGGTGTTCCCTTTGAAGTGTCTTTTGGTGTTCCCTTTGAAGTGTCTTTTGGTGTTCCCTTTGGGATATCTTTTGGTGTATTAACTACTCCATTAATTAGCGCATATCTAATCACAGGTTCATTATCCAAGTGAACAAATGCGAATATTCGCGGTAATGATACCTCTTCACCATCAACATAAGTATAAACATATTCACTACTAAACATAAATCTATTACACTTGCGTTTCATCAACTCATTAAGTGTGTTAAACTTATGTGTGATAAATTCTCGCTTATAATCCTCTTCACTTACTGGTGATTTGAATGTATATCTCACGGTATTGAATACAAATGATATATACTCGAGATTCGCGCTACAACTGAATTTTGTTATATTTGCCATTTATTGAGTTTTTTTTCGACGATTAATATAATAGGAAAGTTATTAAGTATATTAAACTTTCTTTAAAACTTTAATATATAATGAGTAGATTAAGTGCGGTTTCATTAAGTAAACTAAAGCGTGATAACATCTTAGATGAGCAAGTTAAGATGGAAATCGCCGAGATAGACGCTAAGATATTAAACGCGCATGAAGATGGTCTTAATATAATCGCACATAATTTACCAGTTAAATTCATGGTCAATGATGGCGAGCAACAAGATGCGAAAATCTATGTATATGCTGAACTCATCAAGGCATATAAAGATAAAGGATTTGTTGTCAAGATTTCATTAGGCAAATCTCCGCGCATATTCTGTAAGTGGGAAAATCGCGCAGTTAATGGGGATATGGAAACACGCAAATCAATTATTATGAATAGTTTGATTCAGTAGTTCGAATAACTTTAATTAAAGTTATTCGAAGTATATTAAATAAGTAAACAAACAATACAAAATTAAATAAGTGAACAAAGAATATAAAACAATGAACAAATCATTTAAAACGCATATGATTTTGATTATAAAGGGATTAACTCTTAAGGATTTAAATACTATTGACGAACCGGTAATAGCAAATGAAAACAAATTCTCATACAATAGTATTCCATCTGAATTTACATCTGTAGAGGAATGGCCAAAATATACAAATTTATTGTGTTGGCATTGCGACCGTCCAGTCTCATCATATCCAAAATTTATTCCTAAGAATCCACATACAGTTAATGGAAGCGATAGATGTTCTATACTTGGTAATTTTGATACTTGGGAATGCGCAGCCGCATATACCAAACAAACATTTTCTAAAGACGCCGCATCAGATATATTAAAAAACATACTAATATTTGCGAATAAATTTGAACCAATAAAGGCGGTAATTCCTGCGATTGAAAAAACAAGAATGAAATCATATTGCGGAAATGACGGACTAACCACTGAGCAATATGGGGAAATAATCCAAAAAAATACACGAGAAATATGCCAATTTCTCTAAATAATAATGCGTTCAACTTTTTGGTAAACTTAGTGTAAATTATTGGAACTGTTCTCAGATACCAAGCTCCGCATGAAAAACTCTTCAATCTCGCAATTCCCACAATTAGTTCCATATTGATTGAACTCTAATTTCTCAAAGAATGTATTAACAACATTCGCGAAGTAATCGCACATATTAGCCGAATTAAGTGAATTACTCGAATATTCATCTATGCTAAACTCAGTGATTCCAGAATTGATAATATGCGCATCACTATATTGAATAACACTCATCTCAACGAAGTTCCTGATTCCGGTATATAAGACGCGTGGACTTCAATTTTTTATTGCCTTATAATTGCTTTATATTAAAAATGAAACGTAAAAATGATATAACATAATGAGCGATACCTACATTATACAAGGACTAAGCGATATCATAAATAAGGACAATATTCGCCCAGATGTTGATGTTGGTGAAATTGAGCGTAAGATAATTAGTGGAGTCGGTTCAAATAAGTCTTTACTACCAGCCGCAGATAAATTTGATAAAGAATTAAATGAAATAGTGCGCAAATATGGAATATCATTTGATGACGCGGAACAAGACGCGCCCGCAGATGAATCATCGGATGATGCGCATGAACCAGAACCAAAATATGAGAAATTTCACATTAATTTTGATGATGTTGAAGTAGATGAACCAGAAAACACACGTTTTACCGACCAAACAAGAGAAGAACAAAAGAGGTCGCATATTAAGAATGTAATCGGAGTAGACCCACTCCGCGATTTCTCTCTGGAAAAAGAACGTGAAGAAGACGATAAATGTAATATGCTCGCAGAAATAGATTACCTATTAGATAGTTTAAAAGAAGAAGGTATTGACGTATCGCGAATCCCAACAGTGGATGATAATAATGATATAAAATCAATTGATAAAGTTCTAAAAGTATTACGGCATAAAGTAGACCATTCGCGATATTGCACCTTTGCCGAAGAGTTTATGTTATCAGCAGCTCATGGCTTAGAGTATCTATTTGATGGGAAGAATATGTGGTTTGGTAGATGGAATCCTGATTTAACTGGTTGGCATATCCATGTAAATAGAAAACTCAGGCGAATGAGAACAGATACCGGGAAGATAGTATCGCATGTTATGAGTGATTATGATATTGGACCTTTTTTAAGAATATGCTTGGAACTGATACCTTCTATGTTCTTGTTTTCTAAAAAGAAGCAGGATCAGAACTCCTTCAACCTGGATTCATCAATCGATGAGCTTAAAAATATTTAACCACCAAATAGGTCCATAAGATAAGCTCGGTTTTTTCTGCGATGGATGAGTTCATCGATTAGTAAGTTAAAAGATATATTGACAAATATATTACATAAAATCAGATAATAACTGTATTATTCACATACATCGATGCTCGCATAATATGAACACATCAACGTGCGTGATATTCGCACACATTGGATGCGCGCATAATATGAACACATCAACGTGCGTGATATTCGCACACATTGGATGCGCGCATAATATGAACATCTGTGTTCGCAATATCAATTGAGAATATTTATGTGGATATTTCAATCAATTGTGTATACTTTTTGTTCAATAATACATTCTATGTATATTTTTTTGATTGTTTCTAATGGATATGTTAATGTACACGATATATGCGAATGAATGATGTTCTCATTGATGCGCGCAGATATAAAAAATAAATGTAATCGCGAATCGCTTATGACCTGTGTTTATCCCACGCAGTCATAGTCTCTGAAACATAAGGCCTAATCATCTCACGTAATGCCCGCGCATATATCTTAATCTCATACTGCGCACCATCGTGGTCGCGTAATGAAATAAAGTTCAAAATCGCCTGTAATGATGCGGTCCACATAACCTCGGTGTAGAAGTTAAGAGGCAATATGGTTCGCGCGATTTCACGGCCTACACCCATCTCCAACAATCGCGTATATGATTCATATGCCAAAGCAGTCGCTTTCTTGTATTCTTCAGCAGCTTCATCTGCGCGGTCAATCGCATCATCAATGGTCGCCTGTTTATTATCCTTAGATTGTTTGCGGAATTTGTCTGGAAAATAGAATTCATCTTTATATGCGACATATCGGCCAGATACCTCATTCCATGCATGGTCAATCTCACGCGCTACTGTATATGAGATTCCTACGACATGCTTATACCATTGGCGCATAACAAATTCAGGCGCTTTAATGCGAAAGGTAAACATAACATGCCTGAGAGGAGAGTCGTGTTTTTCACGCACTAAGAAGTCTATTAACTTCGCATCATTCATATCAAATGTTTCTTTGAATTTGGCGAATGATACTCGCGCAGCATTAACAACGGTTAGGTCGCCGTTTGTAGGTGCATTGACCAAGGAGATTGAGCCGGCATTTAGTACTTTGACTTGATTTGGGTCAGCTTCCATGTTTCTGTATCTTTAGAGTGTATAATTCAATTTTTTAATATAATAATCAATTTTAATACAAAAAAAATTGATTATATTTATAGATATATCTAAGATGAAGCGGATATTGCGGCAAAAAAAAGAACCACTTAAAAGAAAATTAAAGTTTGATGTTCCAAAAACAATAGAATATTCAAATGAGATATCAGATGATTTAGCTAAAAGAATGGCAAAGGGCGAGGAAAGTAGATGGCTCGCGAAAATAGCCGATATTATGGATGATAAATAGGCGTTCATCAATGCGCCCATCTAAGTGCATTCATCAATGCGCCCATCTAAGTGCGTTCATCAATGCGCCCATCTAAGTGCGTTCATCAATGCGCCCATCTGAGTGAACCCATCTATCGGCGAAGGGCGCGAGGCTTTTTTATGACCATGTCCATGATAAGAGTGTGGACTTGGGCCACACTCTTATCATGTAGTTGCCAGCAGAAAATATAGCCGACCGAGCTTTCTATATTATTGAAAGGATGCTGACTTTTGTATTCGCTTGTTGTTTAAATGAAAAGTAATCAATATAGTTTTCAATCCAAATATCTGTCAAGAAATATTGTCGTTTAAGTTCATTTTTTAAGTCATCAGCTAAAAATCGCACCATCTCATCAAGTGATTTTACAATTAATCGCCCATTGTCGCAGTAAATCGCATCGGTATTCTCACATATCATGTATATATTTGGAAAATCACCGCCCTTTAATTCCATCTCAACCGCGAAGTTAGTTGATATTTTCTTGAGTTCTTCGAGCAATTCATATCTTTCCATTTCAATTAGGTGTGCCATAGCCTTTCTATCAAATGAATAAGTTGTATTCTTTATTTGCGATAAAACTTGCGCTTTATTTGACCATTTATAATGCGCGCGATTTACCTCTTTCAGTATGGGAACAAATGTGTCTTGTGGCAATAATTCTTCCAATTGTTTTTTCAGTTGTTTGATTGGTTTGAGTAAATTAGTCTTTTCTATTATCTCATATATCTGTGCGCGTAATTCTTCATTCCTCTCCTTATCAATATAGTTGGCAAATTCCATGACAAACAGGCGGTATTGATAATTGACGTAGATTGCGCGGCCAAGTTTAGCCTTCATATCTTTGTCATTTGCCGCAACATTATCGATGATTGCTTTATTTACTTCATGTGGATTATATGTAATTTCTTTTGAATTAATGTTCTTACTAACGTTGTTCTCATTCACTACAGAACAATCACAATAATGAACACCATTTCTTGTTTCTACTCCAATCACGTTATTATCGCGAGTTATAAATCTAATGATGTGCTCATTCTTAAGGAATTCTAATAATGTGCTCAGTTTTAACACATACTCACTAGTATGACTTCCAAATGAATCGTATATCGCCTTAATATCACCCTTTATTGTTAAATACGAGACTGGAACATAAACAAATTCGCCTGATGACTTATTCTTAAGAATATACGCATAACATAGTCCTGATTTATTTACATATTGCGCTTCTATTTCATATCCACTATAATCAAAGCTATTTTCTTTACCAAGGATTCGCGTAATACGTTCAATCATTACATCCGTTCCAGTATATAACATCCTTTCAATTGAGTGTTTCTTCTTTCCAAATTGAAAGAGTGGATTCATAGACATCTTATTATTCTCAACCAATATTATATGGCGAATAGGCGCGCTTAAATCGCGCTTGATTGATGTTTTCATCTGCGTGAGCTTAATATCTTTAAACTTATCAGCGCTATTTGACGGCGTTGATGTAGCAGTAAACAAAGAGATTTCCAATGAGTAGCAAATGATAATCAATTCGGTGAATATTAAGTTCCAAGAGGAAAACTCACTATTCGATGTTTTGCCCAAGAGGAATATTTCAGTGTATACGGCGACTAGTTCATCAGCGGATGTAAAATATGCGGATATTCCTCCTTCTAAGAGAGTTGCGAATATCTTTTTATCCGCAATTATTGGAAGAATATCGTTGAGAATATTAACTTGCTTGATTTTTAATACAAGTGATGCGATATTTAAGATTGGCGCATATTGATTCGCATAATACTGATTTATTCCGTATAAATATAGGTCGTTATCGCCGGATGCACCAAAGAACAAGCGTGATAATGTATTTGGTAGATTGGCCAATCTACCATCTTCAATCTGTTTGCCAAACTCTACTATGTGCTTAGATGTCTTTTCGATGCCTGAGAATGTATGGTCCTGTAAACATTTTGCGACTTTAATCGCTTTTAAACTATCTTCGCGACGATTCATCTTCTTGGTGCAGCATGGCATACAATAACCCATAGGATGCTTATCTACAATGAATGACATTTCTGTAAACGATTTGTTATTACAGGAATAGTATGCTGGAGATTTTGTAGTAAAGTTCCAATATTTCGTAAGCTTCTTAGGATTCATATTCTTTATTTCATCTTCAGTATATATTGTTGGCTGTTTTATTTGCTGACATAACCGCGAATACATCTGTGTTTGCCCTTCATAGCGACCTAAATCATATAGAACTGGGTCTTCTTGTCTGAGTTTGCGCGCTTTGTAGAATGACGTCGAAGAATTAACTTGCTCTACTAAATCTGGGCATTTGCTTGTCTTATATAGAAATGCGTGAATTATCATTTGAAATATGTCAAATTCATTCTGTCCAATCGAATTAACGCGAAATTCAATCGCGGTCGTCTTATGCGATACTTGTAGGTCTCTACCGCTATAAATCTGTTTCCATTTCTTGTTAATAGTTGGATTAGAAAAGTATGAATATAAGTTATATACTTCTATATTTATTCTATCGAGAATGCGGTGAATTAAATCGCGGTCAAAGTTATACGCGCCTTTTGCTATCAGATATTCCTCCACTTTTTCCGTTTTTGTTGCCTGTTTAAGCAATAGAATTTTAGAGACTAATAGTTCTTCAAGTTTCTTTGTAAATAATTTATATGAGAAATTACTAATGGATTTTTTCCACAACAAGTATGATTCTACATTTTTTAATACTACTTGCGATGGCTCAATCTCTAACAACTGTTTTCCGCCAATAATCGCATATTTACCGAGAACATTTATTTTTTTGATTATTTTATTTACTACATCCGCAATTATTTTACTCGCCTTAGTTATGTCAATATCGTCATATTCATCCCATTCACAACTAATGAATATCTTGGCGTTTGACCTAACGCATAGAAAGATGTATCTCTCTTTTTCACCTTCTTTGATACCAACCCGCTTATTCTTAATTGCCATAACCATATCTTGACTAAACTCATATTCACTTGGAAACTTAATATTAGGTGCGTTTATTTGGTTTTTACGCAATAAATAGTTTCTACCATGATTTCCAATCTTAGCGCGAATCTCTGATATTAATCCATCAAGTTCCAATAAATCAAAGAGATTTCTTATATTGAGTTGCGCGATTATTGGATGCGCATATGCCGTAATTTTTGTTAGATAATTCTTAGTATTATCTTTTGCCCATGTCATAGTCGCAACCTTATTTTTATACATATAGTTTAAGAATTCATTTTCCGCTTCATATTGTGATTCTAATACGTATTTATTAATAGAGAGTTCGGTGTATTGTTCGCGAAATACAGCCTCGTTCTTTAAATAATCCTTAAAAGAATCTAAACTAAATCGAGGAAAGTATTTTACGACGAATGACGCATATACTAAATTAAGATAGTAATTATCTGCTAATATATCCTTCTTATATTTAGGAAGGATAAAGTCGTTTATATCAGCAACATATAGTGTGTTATTATCTATTGATTCTAAGCCAATGAGTTTGAATTGGTCGAGTGGTTCGATAATCACATTTATTTCTCCAATTGATTGTTTATCGGATGCGCCTTTTTTATGATTGTCCTTCACAATAAAATCTTCCTCGCACATAGGTTCGGTCTCACCATAAAATACATCACGTTCTATTTCCTCACCATCATATTTATTGATTAATTGTGCGGTTTCCTCATCGTATGCGCCTATAACATCCTGGTCTGTTGTGGTTTCTTGTGGGATTATATTCTGAACAACGTTAATCATGTGAAATCGCTTATCGAGTGGAATAGTATCAAACAATGGAGTTTTTGTGTATTTACTCGCATTTCTGATATTAACAGAAATAGACAGCCCATTCAATTCAACATTGTATGTAGTTTTAGGGATTTCATTATCGTAATACATGATATGTTGGCGATAAAGCGGAATCTCTGTGATTAGGGAGATTTTCTCACGTATTGTCTCAAAGTTATCTATTGGAAAAATCATTGGTGATGAGATATATCTTGTATTTGGGCCAATTGCGAGTATCTCTTTGTAATTTTTACCGTAATGCTCTGTGAGAACCGCACTGTTGTGTTTTCCTGTGTGTATCTTATTTTTACAAAGAGATTCACACTCATGTAGTATTGACTTCGATACATTCCCAATGAAAACCAATGTTTCTTTAACCGTGTCATTAGTCGCATTAATTAGGAGGACTTTTATTGGTATATTATTTAACATTATTGGCGAATCATTTAGCATTTCTCTAAAAAGATATATTCTTATATATATTTTGTTAAATAAATAAAAATATGTTTGATGAGTTCTTTAGTAAGACATTAATTGATATAAAAACGAACATAAAGATGGACTATGTTGCGGCAATTCTTATCTTTATTGTCGTGTATTATATATACTTAAGGCCACTTACGCCAATTGGCATTCAAGGCGATACATTTCGAACATGGAATGTAGTTGGCGCATATGATAATCACAAAGAGGCGGCCGCAGCATTCTCGCGCCTAAATGTAAAGATGATAAAGCTTGGCCGACATCTCCGCACGAAGTATCATATCGGCGAGACCGATGATGTAATCGCCGCAGAAGGCGCAAATCATGTCGCTGGAGGTGAAGCACGTAATCTTGCCTACTATTATTTGCGAGATTATAACCCTGATGTATTATATGAAAATGACAATAAGTTTACTTCAGATACATCGTATAATCTGTCTAAGGGAGAGGCTATTTATATGTGTATGCGTAAAAAACACGACCCAAATTCATTAGAAACTGATAATTTATTGATGTTTGTTCTACTGCATGAAGTAAGTCATACTATTTTGAAAACAAACTGGGGACATGAGACTGATTTCTGGACTACATTTAAATGGTTATTGGGAGAGGCTGTTGAAGCTGGTGTATATGAAGTTCAGGATTTTGCTCGTGAACCTGAGAATTTCTGCGGATTAGAAATAACATATCAACCATTACTCGATCCAAAATTATTGGAAATAAAATAAATCTGTATAATATAAAGTGTTATGTTGTATAGTTCTGTGGTTGGTAAAGTGTATCATAAAGACACATTTCATGTTAAAAACTTTGAAAAACGCTGTCATGATATAATCATAATTGGAATGGGTAATGAAGCGGTCATTTATAATATAACTAATGGAATGTCCGAAAGATATAAAGAACGCGCGATTTCCATTCTTATGCGTGATATGGCAGATATGAACAAAATTGCGAATAATGCGACTGATATAACGAAGGGCAAAAAATATGCTTATTATATGCGCAATAATGGTATGCCATCTTATGGCGGGAATAATCGCAATCCTATAATGACGACCATTTATGAAGATGTTGCCTGTTCACTATGTAATAATGATGCTGAATATGAATATTCTAACAAACTACATGTTTGCCATGTCTGCCATCTTTCTTTTTTAGTGGGAAAATACGGTAAGGCGGACATTAACTATGAATACAATATATGCGCGGAAGGGAGAACTGATGGTATATACTATACAAATAACGAAAGAACGAAGATAATATACGCGCGTGGTAATAACATACATGAATACATAACTATTCGAGCTGATATGCTCTATACTAAGTGGTATTATCACACGCTAAAATATGTAAACATAAAGGAGAACAACATGAGAGAAAATAAGAGTAGTTACTGTCATATATGTGTTGTAAACAAAAGAAATATCGATGGTCTATGCTATGTTTGTAGTGATATAATACGCGAGTTTCATTGGAAACGAATATTACCTTATGTATTTATTATTCTTAATCGAATAGATGATAATTCACCAACTAAATTATGTTATGATATTAAACGATACTGTTTATTGTTTTTAGATTATTAAAGTTTCTATTACATTAAAGTTTAAAGATTATCAAACTTTAATGGAATTAAAGTTTGATAATCGAAATAATATTCGTATTATATTTTTTTCGTCCTATGTTTATATTAATACAATGGGACAACATAGTGATTTATTTCAAATAGCCGCAATCGCACTTTTAGTATTTGCCATTATGACAGCATACTATCATCGTGAAAAACTAATGTCTCCAATGAGACACGTTAGTCTTAAAGACTCTATATATGGTGTCGCTCAACCAATAGAAAAATACCAATGTGATCGATATAATTCAGAAACTGCTTTTCCTGCTGATTGGTTAGGATAAATTATGCGTTGAAACTGGTGAAATATAATTAAATTTGTTTATGAAATGATTTTTTTATAGATAACCAATATTTAAAATCGAGTATTTTGGTTAATTAATTATTTTTATTATTGAAAATTTTTCTTTTCATTTATATAATCACAAGAAATCAGAAATGCCAAGTAAAGCCGGAGGAAAAAGACGATCTCACAGATCCCACAAATCTCATAAATCAGTTGCTAAACCAGCTAAATCTCACAAGAAGAAATCTCACAAGAAGAGAAAATCCCAAAAGAAATAAGTAAACGATTTGTAAACATTTAGATGCTTTTACAAACTACTTTCTTTGGAAACAAATAATAGCGGATATTTAACAAATATTCATTATTTTTTTACATTATTTGCTTATATGATGAGCGCGATTGATGTCCATATAGGGTGCGGTCATCTTATGTGCGCGAATGATGGCCGCATCTTATGTGCGCGAATGATGGCCGCATCTTATGTATGCGACTGATGACCGCATCTTATGTGCGCGAATGATGGCCGCATCTTATGTATGCGACTGATGACCGCATATAATGTGCGCGAATGATGGCCGCATCTTATGTATGCGACTGATGACCGCATATAATGTGCGCGAATGATGGCCGCATCTTATGTGCGCGAATGATGGCCGCATCTTATGTATGCGAATGATGGCCGCATCTTATGTGCGCGAATGATGGCCGCATCTTATGTATGCGAATGATGGCCGCATCTTATGTATGCGACTGATGACCGCATCTTGTGCGCGCATGTTATGTAAAAAAAATAATATACAAAATTTTTTTTGTCAATAAATCTAATAATCCTGATTGCCCCACCAACGCAAATTCTCCGATGTTTCAAACTCGTCGCCATAATGTTTTTTATAGAAGTTAGCGTCTTTAATTACGGCACCAGTTAAACATCGTTTATCACGTGTTCGCGCTCTAACTTGCATCGTATTCGCGCTGTCATAACTGCTATCAATAATGGGCTGAGTTAGACTAATGATTGGATGTGGGTCTTCATATGGTGTCGCGTATGATTCATGCATCCTATATTCTTTCTCAGATTGGTGAAGTTTTTTTTCTGATGATTTGACTGGATGCTCGTCCTTAAGTGGCGCCTCATCATTGCTTTTCTCGCTGTTGGCATTATCACCCTCCATTCTCTCGTATCTGCCGTGGGACGCATATCTCATCAAAGGGTTATTATTCGCGCTATATTCTTCTTTTTGGTGGGCATCAAATGATGGAATCTCCGCGAATGTCTCTTTAGTTGGCGTAGTTTCTTTAATTGGTGCAGCTTCTTTATCCGCAATGATATGAAGATGATTACGTAAGACGATGAATCCGATGATGAATGACATTATAGTCGCGCCTTTACTTAAATCTTGGCAGATAAAGATGATGCCGATTATTAGAACAAATATTAATGAAGTAAAGAATTCTTTTTTATTCATGCTATTATATTTAGTGTATATTTATTTGTTCTATTTTTTATTTCTATTAAAAAATAAGAACCTATGTAAGTAAATGCGAGCTAAATTGATTATGGCTGCGATAGCTATATTTATGCTATTTATTCTATTTATCTCGCATACTAAGTTATTCCTATTTATATTGCTTTCGTGTTTTATATTGGGTGTGTTTCATTAAGTGCGCCTAATTCGTTTGTGATGCGTGGTCGGCAACACTCGCGCTTGTTAACGGAATATACGAATTGATATTTACTTTTCGGTCGTATTCTAATACACGGATATCATCAGGTGTTGATGTTCCTGAGAATGGATGAACAAATGGATTCAAGGCAATCATACTTTTTTCGTCCAAGTAATAGGAATCGCAATAGGTGCAGAACTTTTCAACAAAGTTGTCATTATAAATCATAATAACTATGATAATGAGAAGAAGTGATTGAACTGATATCATCTTTTTTAGTATAATTGTTATCAGAAGAGGGTATATTAATGGCGAATATTTTCTTTTTCGTGTTTTTTTGATTTAAAGAAAGAGAATCATCATTAATATTAATAAGACATCGACAATGAATCCAATGCGGTTTGGCGAATCAATTGAAATCGGCGTATCTAATCGCGAATTGGAATTTAATCGCCTTGAAGATGGTGAAGTAGATGTGCGAATGACTGATGGAAAACATGCTCTTAGTAAAGACTGGGTATCTGTTGGTGAAGCGTGGACATTTCCAAAGGATGATAGAAAGCGGCCCGAATCAATTGATGACAATGAGTTTTCATCCAAGAAAGATGCGCTTATGGATGGTCTTTTAGTTCAAAAGTTAGATGACATTCCTTCTGATGAGAAGAAGCCAAACAATAAAGAATCTAAAAAAGTAGTCCCTCCCGCAAAAGTATTAGAAAACGTCAAGAATACTCAAATTAAGAATAAGAAAGACGAGTTCAATAATATGCGTGCATATTATGATGCGAATACTGGTGAATTCACAAATGGGTTTGATGAATGGTTTCTTGATGAAAATGATGATAGAAACACTCCTAAGTGTAGACAAATGAATAGAACTGCCAGAAACATTATCACTGATAATGTAATAAAAAATTCAGATATGTTTTCTAATATTGGTCATAAACACGTTGATTGCCCTGATACATCCAAAGAAAGCACATTAAATTGTGCGATAAATTACACACCACAACATCAAGAATTCTTAGATACCATAAAAAATATGAAGATGGATAGAAATTTAACAATTAAGATTAAATATAATCATGAAAATATGAAAGAGACACGGGTATTTAAGTTTTATTAGAGTCATATTTTAATGAAATATGACTCTAATAAAAGTATCATTGATGAAGATATGCGAGTTTGCTGTCGTTTATGCAGTATATTAATTTTTTTTGATGGTTAACAAATTTACCACTTATGCGTCTTGAAAAATGAGTGTATTTATATAGAATGCCGTATTTATACCAGCGTTGTTCGTTATCAACATCATCGATGTATCCCATTATCAATGCAGGTTTATCGCCCTCCCTGTGTCTTTTACCATCATATATCCATGCACGCCACTCATCACTGTCATATGCCGGTAAATCCACTCCATCTACGATTGAATTTCGATGTCGACGCCCAAACAAATAATATTCAGATAATGCATGTAATGACGGTGTGCTTGGAGTATGTATTACTACGCTTGCTTCGTTCGCAATCATCTGCGCGCCTCCTTTAGTGCGGACATATCTATGGAACTCATCATCGTATAAATATAGCTTAAATGCGACATCTGCCATTATATCAGCGTCTGGCAATAAGATGGTTGCAATTACTATTTTTATGTCTAAGATTAGATTCATTGTCAATTACTTACTAATCGTTAAAAAAATATCAATTTTATAATACTCAAAGTTTACATACAAATCGCACATCATCAAAAGTTCCAGAATTCTCTATTTTGCGCACCATATTATGCGATTTATCTGCGCATACCATATCGTGTTTTTTATGTCTATATTCAATATCATAATAGATATTTTTAGTCGCTGGATGTGTCATAAACAAAGTATCCAATTTATAATCACATAGGAGAGAATAATCAAAGTCGCCAGTAAATGCGTCGGCTTGACTTAAGCGCTTAATCATACAAATGAATAATGAGTCATATTGTAGTGAGACATCGTGTTGATATACGAGCTTATGCATGCGACTACGCGTTTCGAACATATCTTTGATATCCTCAGATGCGTTTTTTCTAAAGCATATATGACCGTCCGTGATACGCGCGTTTAACAAGATGTAATTAGACTGAAATGACGGCATTCCGCAATGATATGCGTCTCTACATAAGTAATCCAATTTATCAACATCAATGGTAGATGCGATTATCTCGAATAGATACTGAGGGTATCCGTCAAGCGGCTCGCCCTTAATACACGCGCATACGAAGCGCTCTTCCTCTTTAGTCAGTAAATTTAACCGTCTTGATATATCTAAGAATGTCGCAATTGACCTATCCTCGTGATGAATGGCGATGTGCGTGGGTTGGATGATTTCTAATGCTTTATCAAATAGATGCGAGTATGGTAAGTGGCCAATATCATGGTAGAGTCCGGCGAGTTGAATTAAGTGTTTTTGTTCTTTTATCTGTAAGTGGTCGCATAGTATCCCTGCGAGATGCATAACACCAATGCTATGTTCAAATCTGGTATGTGTTGCCGATGGATAAACGCGTGATACGTTTCCCAGTTGTTTTACCCTGCGTAGGCGTTGAAAATCAGGGACATCAATGAACCGCGCACATAATGCCGGAACTTTAATATGCCCATAGATACAGTCTTTGATGATTTTTTCTGTTTTTTCCATTTAATATACCTGGCTTAATTCTATTAAATAAAATTGATAGTAATCAATTTTTATTGTGTGAGAATGGACCTAGTATTTGATGTTGTCAAAATAATCGCATCCTATGATGAGGATGAGTGGTATAAGATGACAATCGCCAATGAGGAATTCAATCAACATGCGTGTAGTGATGTGGGTATTCAAGAGTTTATCTCTTTATTTTGGAGATATGAAATAGAAGAATTAGTATTTGGAACAACTCGTAGAGTATGGAAAATACTTGGAATAATACATAGTTTTAATGATTTGCCTGCTATAATAAACCCTAGCGGCTCGCAATATTGGTATAATAACAACAAAATACACAGAGATAATGATAAACCAGCTATTACATACACATATGGCGAATCAAGATGGTATCAGAATGGTTTACTTCATAGGGATGATAATAAACCTGCTATTATCACAAGCTATTGCTTACAATATTTTAAGAATGGAATAAAATATACATTATAAGTGTGATTTTTTTATCGCCATATGTATAACTCTGATATACTTACAAGAATGGTAATCGTATTATTACTTTTATTCATCATATTTATGTTGTATAATCTTAAAGAGAACCTCATGCGTTCAAACGAAGGTTTAACGGCACAGGGTAAGTTTCCATATGAAAATATGATTGGCGAGATTTGCTTCGGTAATTGTGGATGTGAAACCGAACAAATGACTGGAACATATAAAGCATCTGCGATGTATGCCCCAGAACACATGTGTACATTCCGCAGTGATAACTCACGCGTTCCCCAAGTATGTGGTTCGTGTAGCGGCGAAGGATGTAATCAATGCGGATTCTTAGAATCAATGATGTTAAAATGCACACCGAACGAAACACCATGTGCGCATTATATGAATCCACAGTTAGAAGACCAATACGGATTCCCACTTCCTAAATGCGGTCTCTGTAAGAACCAGGACTTCTTATCATCGCCTGAACCCAAGGAAAGTTATCCACTTCTACCACCAATCGCGCCTGAAGTATTACCAGTCGGCTACTTTATGCCAACCGCATTACAGTATGACCGCGTGGAACCGCCGCGCAACTTCTCAAGTGTGCCTCCTCTTGATGCGTTGAGATATTCTGGTGGTGAAACATTTGTAGAAGGATTTGGAGCATTACGTGGAGAAAGAAGTGAATATCTTGAGAATCCTAAACCTACTGTTACGCTCTATAAAACTGAATGGTGTGGATATTGTCAGAAGATGAAGCCTGTATTTGACAGAGTTATGAAAAATGCAGATGCTACTGGAATTATCTTTAAGATTGTAGATTGCGACCAAACCAATGTTAGCTTTGTAAAAAGCTATCCAACAATCATCTACACTGATACTGCGGGTAAATCAACTAAATATATTGGTCCGGCCGATTATCAGAAACTATTGACGTTTGTATTGTCGCCAGTTCATTAGGTGAGCATATAATGTTCGCATATAATGTTCACATTATATGCGGCCATCATTCGCGCATATAATATGTGCACAACAATGTATTCAATAATAAATATAAAAAAAATAAATCACTAGTTAGGTGAAGGGCGCGAGGCTCTTACTCAATCTGTTCATGATGATAACTGGCCTAGGCCAGTTATCATCATGAAGTCATTAAGAAAGAATATAGCGACCGAGCCAATCTACATTTCAAACAATTTCATATTTCGTAAATATGTCAGTGAAAACTTCTCTATTTCCTACGATAATGTCATAAAACTTCTTAATCGTGTTTGATTTTATGTTGTCGCACTTTTTTTCCAGTTCTTTTAAGCGCATATCATACTTAACTTTAACTATGATAAACCATATTGTTCCGGCAACCTTAGATGAAGTCAAACTACTCACATCAAGGCGTTTCTCATCAGCGCGGTCAATAATCTCGCTTATCATTGGCACATACTTCGAGATTCCCACACATTTACCCAGCTCTAAAATCTCCATATATTTGTCCGCATATCCAGACACAGATTCCTCGCCCAATTTGACATTAACTTCACCATTCGCCACGAAATTACGCAGAGTCGCCTCACCACGCGCGAATCCACCCGTTTTAAGCTGCATGAATACCGCAATATCCTTGCGTTTTCTCTCGGCATTCTGATTGATACACTCGAAGAATATTAACGCTGCTAATATCTCATCTTTATGATTACCTCTCTTAACTTCCAAACACTGAATTTGCGCATAATTCTTTACAACAGTCGCCAATATATCTTTTGATATCTTATACCCTTCATATTGATTTTGCATATCCAATAAATGTTTATATATATTTTCCTGTTGGGTAATCTCGGCATCTTGCTGTGTATTGTAATACTTACCATGACTACCATTACTAATCTTAATGTATGCGCGTTTTGCCGTTTCCATACCTTGGCGGTCGCTTTCGTAATCATAAGTAGAATTACAGACATCACAGAAGTAATTAACGCCATTATTTCGCATTGCCATTGAACAGCATGTGGAACGGTCTCTACTCTCTTTAATAGCGACTTTCTTTTCGATTTCTTGCTTTCTTTTTTCTCCTGCTATCTTTTTAAGGTCCATCTTCATTATTGAGATATGATATATCAATTTTTCTACAGTTTGTCTCTATAGAGACAAACTTCTGAAGATATATTCTTTAATATAACTCTATTTTGATAGAGACTATTCTTTAAATGGTATAGCGATTCTTACGATTGCGGCGATTACGCTCATAATATGCGCGCTGAACAAGTTGTTTCTCGGTATGGGATTCATCCTTCTTATGGTTAATTGATACCCAACACTCAATATATAATGGCCAATATTCATATGGAAAGGTAGAATACCCATTCTCGCCCCATTCCGTGCCCCACGAGTTCTTAATAATAAATCCGCATTGATTGTATCCAACCACAGTAACCGCATGGTAGATACAATTATTGTTATTTAGTGAATATTCAGTCTTTGTTTTCGTCTTGATACATATTCGCGATGATGTCTTAGTATCTCGCGTTTCTTTTTTTACCTCGGTTATTGTTGTCTTTTTCTTATACAAGTCAGTAAATGGCTCGCGCTTAATCTCCGTGTGCTTGGTTTGATTACTTAAGTATTCACCTTCCTTTATCTCGCCATTTTTGATATCTCCTCGACTTGACCGAAATACGTTATTCTCGCCACCAGATTCATTGAGTAATGATGTATCACTCGCTGGTATCCAAAACATCTCATTTCTATTATACGCCGGTAATAGCAGATAGGCGACTTCATTATTCAATAACGCTAATTTTAGTCCAATGATACTCTCTACTCTGGCGAAATCATTAATCTTATACTTATTTGCGATATCATATAGATGCGAAGGTGGTTCCGGTGAATTATCGTGGTCTAAGTATTCATATAAGTGTTCAGGAACAGAACCAACATTTTTTAAGATATTAAATACATCACGGCCATACATCCCATGATTCGGTTTAGTCGCGCGATGGTGATAGATGAATTCAGGCGACATATGTGAATCTAATGAACCATTCTCTTTATATTCAATAATTGTAGAACCAACAAATGCGGCGCATGTCCCGCGGTCTCGTTGGTCACGCGCTGTATGTGGAGAACGCACGCGTAAATCGTGTTCTTCCGGCATATTAGTTATATTTGTAGTAGGGCTACCAAATGCTTTATTTTCATATATTAGGTCAGTATCTGATTTAGGTGAAATTAGTGCTCCACCTATAAACATTGCGACATTTATTAAACTTATACATATAGCAACAAAAAAATATTTAGTGTGAATGATGAAAGTTTATTGAGAAATAGTTGCGTAAATGCTGATGTTGTCAGCATTTACGTCATCAACATTTATGTGATAAGTTCCACATTTAATAGGATTGGTATAATTCGATAAACAAATAAAGCGATTATTTTTTATTATTTTAGCATGCGTGATTTAATCACGCGGAAGAATAGCGTATAATAACGACATTAATGAGGGTCGCTTTCCTAATACCCAATCAGTTAAGCCAAATTCTACTCTACGCCAATTCTCACAGTTATTATAGTCTTCTTCTGACCTGTATACATTTACATTCATTATGTAATACAACAATGTATTCTATAATATGCGCGCATATAATATTAAGCCATCCGCGCGAGATATTTCATAATCTCCGAGCCACATCTGATATTCAGGATGTAATGTGAGTTTAGTTTCGTCCATATAAATTCTAAAAACTTCAATAATCATACTTTGTTCACAAAAAACAACGTCTAACAAGCGCTGAACAGTTGGTTGATAACCTAAAGAAAACGTATTTCGGTCGTAATCGATATCCATATATTCTTTGGTTTCATAGACGTATGCTCGCAACATTTTAATATTATGTTATATTCACTTATATTATGTTATTTTTCACTTATATAATATAAAAGAAATGAGATTATGTTAATACGCAGTAAACATAATCTCATTTCTTTTTGAATCCCATTGAATGTAATTTACATAATAATCAGTTATCGCGCCTTCAGATTTATGCGACCAACATATTTTAGTCTTACTCAAATCAATGATACCTAATTTACCATAGCAATATTGTGCGTCGACAAACTCGCGGTATTTCTCATTAAATGTATCACGAATTTCACGCTCGGAATCATGCGAACTTATATAAATTCGACTATTCAATATAACTACTGAAACAAATTGATTTGTTATATTGAACAGTTCACCATCAAATGACCGTATTTCTTCATTAAATAAATTATTAATAGTATTATTATTCTCATATATTAATGATATGTTCATTTCACCGGTGCAATCATCTGTAAATAACGCAAATTGTTTATCCGCAACATAGTAATTAATTTCAGGAGTCCAGATATTTAATATTGGCCTATTATAATTAAGTAGATGTTTTTGCTCATAGAAGTGTTTCCTCATCTTCATCATTCCTCTACACGATGAGATGAATGCGATTATCCGGCGCATTGATGTAATCCTTTTCCGTGGTAGGTATAGGGCGATTTTAAAGAGGATGTCATAGGATGGCGTGAAATTAAGGGGCAATAGCATTTCTTATGTTAAGTGATACTCTCCGTTATACTCCTTTAATATAAAAAATCAATTTTGTTCACTGGTGAGCTAAACAGTCTCAACTTCCTCTTCCTCTTCTTCTGAAGATTTCTTATAAAATTGCTTATACACATATGCGGATTTCTGACCGTCAGTCTTAAGTTTATTCGCCTCAGCGACTATAGCGAGAACCCTCTTGGCTTCATCGCGAATATTATCCAAATATCCTTCCTTACGCTCAACTACATGATAATCCACCCTAAATATCTTATATGGTAATACTCCGATGATTGCCTCATTAATCTCACCGAATGATGTGTATGTTCTTTTGAGACCATTGCCTAGTTCAGTATTTAGTTCAACATTTTGTCCAAAATGTTGAACTATAACCTCGCCATATTTCACGCGAATCCTCTTGTCATTAAATAGATGCATCATCTTATAGAAATATTCTGGTTGTAAGATTCCTAAGTCATTATCCAGTGAGAATTCTTTATAAATAGATAAGATATCGGCTAAGAATTTTGACTGATTATCATTATCTCCAAGGTCATTAGTATAAAATGCAATTAACCCCAATGCCAATGGCGCGTCGAATGATTTCTTCGCGGTATCTTTTGGCGTTGGAATTAGCGTAAAATCGCGTTTGTTGTTGAATTGTAGGTCCAAGATTGAGCATCGCCGGATAACTGCTTCAGCATAGAGACCTCTATCTGCGATTTTAATCATATCTAATCCCATTAATACTTGCGGAGTATAATACGATGGAATCTTACCATTTGGGTCGCGTGAGTATGGACACTTAAACTCCAACAAAATTGCTTCTTTTTCAGCGCCTTTATTACCACCACATAACTGTGATTCAATCATTGCTAATCCATCAGGCGAATACGCGAATATACCCTCTTCATCAGGATAAAACATATCAGTTCCTAATATCTTACATTTTTTATCATGTTCAACATATTCGCAGAATACATCCTCAAATAGATTACCCCATTGTGGCTTAATATCACTAATAAATTTCTTAATTCCTAATGATTCCATAACAAACTTATACTTATCTTTGAACGGATTGTAGCCGTCCATAAACACGCTTACTGATGAACCACCAATGCGGCCCATTCGTGATTTCAGCCATTCAGGCGTTCCTTGTTTAACTCCATTCTCTTCAATATCGCGGACAAACGCAATTAGGCGTTCTTCTTTAGATAATGAGTTGTCCAATTGTTGGAATTCATTGATGGGCGCGGTATCGCATACGTCAGTGCGCGCGGTATCGCATACGTCAGTGCGCGCGGTATCGCATACGTCAGTGCGTTCAATAGTAGATGCATTGATGCGCTCAAGTGTTGTTGTGTTTATTGGCACGATATTAATTATCATCTTCTCTTCCTTGATTATAGTTGATTCAATTTTAACTCCGTGTGCGCATATACCATCACATATAAAGCATATATCATCAATAATCGCGCTTATGTGTAGGCATTCTACTTTACATATAGAACAGTTCATTTAAAGAATACAGTGTATATATGTAGCTTAACATCACGCCTTTTATTCTTTAAATGAATCGTGGTAGAAAAAACATACAAGAAAAAAAGTCAGTAGGTATAGCTTGTCGCCGATGGAATAACGCGGGTGAAATGGAACTTATGCTTGTATGTCGCCGATGTACATACGCATTCGATATGTTCATGCAAGGTCTATATAATACAAATAATAATGGTGAAGTTTTACTCTTGCTCGATTCAATGACCGTAGATGAAAAGATAATATTACTATCATTAGATTTTAGTATCGTCTGGTATTTTTGGTGGATAAATGGCAGCGTGAAAACTCGCGTATACTTCGAACTTAAGACAAAGTATGAGAAGATTATTATTGATGGTGGCGCGCGATTACGCGGACTTATCGAGCGTTCAAAGAATGGAACCAAGATATGGGAAATACCTAAAGGACGCAGAAATCAGGGCGAGAATGAGATACATGGTGCGATTCGCGAGTTTGGTGAGGAAACTGGAATGCGTAAGATGGATTACCGCTTTGTTAAGAAAAACGCACAAAAAATGTCATTTGTTGATTGCGGCATAAGATACACGACTACTTATTTTGTCGCAGATGCGATTAATGCGACCAATGTTAAGGTTCAGTTTACTAAGGAAACTATCGGTGAGATATGTGAAGTTAGATGGATGACCCTGAATGAGATTAAGACAGTTGACCAGTTTGGACGGATTCAGGAGATATTTAATAAAGTTAAATAGTGGTTATGTCCATACTTTTTTTTATAAATATATCATCTCCCCAACATTTGTTCTTTCCATTCATTCGTATAATCGCACAGTCATTAATTCGATGCCGTTTTCCATTAATATAGTAATGGAAAGAACCATCTGAATATATACATGCTGGCATATCACAATCTCTATGTAATTGACCATCTTTATACCACTTCTGTGTCCCAGATTTAAAGACAATCGCAGGTAGGTCATTATCGCGGTGATATTTTCCATTTTTATACCAAAATGAACCAATAGCGCTGACAACGGCGGGTTCATCTTCAATACTATTTAATAGCCCAAATACATACGTTCCTTTTGCGTAATGACCATTTCCACTATCTTTTGTAAATAATAATCTAAACATCTTAATACCCGCAATACCGCGCGAATACAATGCGAACTCATCATTCGCAATCGTCATCTTATACCAAACATCATCGCTATAAGATGCGATTTCCATAAGAATATCCAGTATTAAGTCCATGTATGGCTGAATTATGTGTTGTCTTATTTACGATTGCGATTCATTCAATTTTATCCGCTCAATTAAAGACGTGCTTATTATGTTTTATGAATTAATTACACAATGAGTTGCTTTGTATGTGGCAACCAATCAATAAACTTATGTAGTAAATGTCAGCAAGTATACTATTGTTCGCGGGAATGTCAGCGTAATGACTGGCCTATTCACAAACACAATTGTAAGACATACATCGCGTCTACACCTGTATTTTCTTTGTTAGAACGCGCTATTGGTGATGAAATCAAGAACGCAATTGCTCACGGTGATGTTGAGATAACAATTACTGAGAAGTGGGAAGAATTTAGCACTAATTTATATCATCCGCATTTTGCGCACATTAAATTGGTTGAGGTTAAACGCGAATCAACGCATAATGTTTGTGAGATTAAATTTGACAATTTTATTGTAGCTAAATGCTATTATGTATCTCCTATGAAAAAAACGAATGTTGGGAAGATGAAAGAAGGTGAAATCAATAGTGTTTATTTTGAATGCGGACTATAATGTGTGATTAATTGCTGAAATCTATTAAAATATATCTACAGCAAAAACTGCTCATCAACGCCAACATAATTGTCCATAATACTCACTAAATCAGTCTCAATCTTAACCGCGATTTCCTTACCTTTTTTACGCGCGAGTGAAAGCGAGTGGTATAAGACGAATCGTGGGCGCTCCAATGCGATATTATGCTCAACCATTTTCTGCCGCATTGATGTGAACAGTTTGGGTTCATTGACTGGAGTGTTTGCTTTTGTGTATGAGCTATCGAAGAGTGTAATCATATTTTGGCGATATCCTTCATATATACATTTTTTTATGCGTTGAATACATTCGAATGTATCAACAATTTTATCTTGTCGTATTAAGGCAAATTCCTTATTGTGAAAGACATTTATTCGCAAACCTAATAAATGGTCAATAATCGCATTTCTCGTTGTCAAGAATTTCTTAACCATATCTACTTTATCCAGTCCAGTTTCTTCATACCATTTCGTAAACTTTCCTACGGTATCTTGCCCTGTAAGGGCTGCGTTATTAAACTCTACGCCACTATGCTTGATGTTTCCGACAAATGAATTGAACAATATCAAGCCTTCAATAAACTGATCGCCAACTAACAAGCGCGTCTTAAGAAACACACGCTCATTCATAACAATCGGTAGACCTTTTTGATAAATGTAGAACCAGGCGTTTAGGTCTCTGGGCTTGATTTCAGCGGATAAATAGGCCGCAATCGTAATCAGGTCCATAATTGCGACATCCCAATTGAATCCAGCGAGAATCATGCGACACGCCTCTAATGAGGAAAGCGCCGGGTTTAACATCTTACTGAGTGTTCTACCAACTTTGGTTATGGAGATGCTTTCGATTGGTGATAAGTTATCATTGCTATAGAAGGCTTCATTGTCGGTCGCCCATTTATACGCGCCGTACGAGATTGCGCCCAACGCATACAACTTCTCAAGCGAATAACGCAAGCTATCAGGTGCCGGCATATCAAGTAGGTCTAAATCGGTAAATCGGAAGACAATATCGAGTTTTTCTATTTCTTTTTTTCGTAATTGTTCAATAATTAAATCTAATAGAAGCGCGGTTATATCATTCGTTAAGATATCTGGATATTGATTTTCTTGAAGATTTTCTTTAATTCTCTGGGTATACATCGCATAAAAGACACCATCAAACTTTCTACCAACGCGACCGATTCGTTGTTCTATTCGTGATTGCGGCGCTGGTTTAGTTGCCAAATACTCAAGGCCTAATATAGGGTTAAACTCGGTCTCAGCGTTAAAGCCGGCGTCAATAATATACTTCAACTCATTTAATGTTAAGCCTGTTTCAGCGACATTTGTGGACATAATTATTCGGCGGCGCGGTTTATATACCTTCTTGTCAATAACAACTTGTTGGTCTTTGAGACTAATATCATCTAATGCGAGGAATTCTTCAGTCTGATATTCTTGCGCATTACTACTGATTTGAATAATGGATACGATATCATGGGCGCGATTTTCGGCGATTAATGATTTATTCATATTCTCAAGCATTAACTGAAGGTCTGGATTCTTGCCACTCGGTAGAAATATGATGACATCACCTTTGCTTGGTAAGTCATCAACTCCGTCATCTACGATACTGCGTATTGTTTTGGCGATTTCTTCGAATACATTCCTTGTTGAATCTTTTAGATAAACATAATCGCGATTAAATGTTCTACCTTCCACAAATATATAATTATCATATTTATTGGGTTTATTACCAATAAAGTAATTCAGAAATACATCCTCATTAAAAGTCGCACTCATCAAACATACAAATGGGCACGCAAGATTCGCGCTGTTCCTCAACAAGAAATTCTTAAGCATATTCATAGTCAAATCCAACGCAAGAGAACGCTCATGACACTCATCCAGTAGGATAAACATGTATTTCGCGCATATTTCTTCATCACTCATCGTTTTCAACTGTTGCGTTAAAGTCTGTAGTGTTGCCGAGAATAACGCCGCATTATTCTTCGGAACCATCTTATCGTATTGTGTGGACCATCCGGCGTTTTCACCGAGACGCATGAAACTATTAACATCATGAGACATCATATCCAATAAATTATTAATCGCAGTTATCCGGCGCGGTTGCGTGCATATTAAGCCTGGTGATGTTGTCTTGTTCCCTAAAATGAATTCTTTATAAATGCGCGGAGGTAATGCGACACTCTTACCAGATGCCGTTTTCGACTTCAGGACTAATAGACGGTTTTCAATGCCTACTTTTTGTTGACGCGACTTAAAGAAGTCCATAATATAAGTCAGTGGTTCAATCTGGTCCATTTCAGCCTGTTTTATCGGATTCTTATAGGGGTCGCGTAAGTTTCCAGGAAGCATAAGAGTTGGTTTCGCCATTATCGTAATGGTATTAAGTATAATAGTAATGCTCAGGAATATATAAAATGATACAATAAAAAATTGATATTAGTCCTTATTAATATATGTGAGAATGCCTAATCAAAGCAAGTCGAATAATAGCGAGTCTAAACAGAGTGGGCCTAAACAATGCGTGTATATTGGCGAAAATATGTGGTTAAAGAACATAACCACAAAACCGGCCAAGATAGCCCGTAAGTGTTGCCGACAATACAAAGAAAGAAAAGAAGTAGCTAAGAATCCCTACATGGAAACGGCCAACTATACGATAACTCCGAATGAAGAAGGTGCTATTCGCCAAATGATGTTAAAGGAATTTGGCATCATTCCAGTTGGCGATAATAAATATATCATTAATGGAAATAGATATCAACTACCAGGTTTATGGAATAATCCACGTAATCCACTGACCAATGTATGGGTGATGCTTTCAGGTGGATTAAATAATGAGCAGTTTAAAACTAACTTCGTTGGTAGTATGACGGATACGATGATGCGACGCATTCATGAGCGTAAAGTTGGCGAGATTTTGGATAGGTATCTTTCATGATGAAAGATATCAGTAATTTATTCTATTTTTTTAATTATCGCCATTAATATACTCATGGGTTGTATTGTCAATAAACCAAAAACAGTACGCGAATCTCTCCCGCAAATCACCGAGGTTATGACTGTCGATCGCCTGGATAATAAGCGCATTGAAGATTTTCTATCAATGGTGCGACCACTCGACCTAATCGTATTTCGCGGCAGAGATGAAGTATCGCACTTGATTCGCGGATTAGAAGAAGCGACTACTGGAAATGGAGACGCATCACACTGTGAACTCGCGATTACTATGGGGTGGTGTTCAAAAATTAAACCCTTAGATAGATTTAACATAAAACAACACCAGTTATTAAGTTGGGGGTCTACAATGAGTGGCTCGCTAAATGATGGCGCTGTTAACATAGAAACAGGCGCTGGAACATTCGGTGTTCAATTTCGCGATTTAGAAGGATTAGTCCGCCATTATCTTACCAAGCCAAATGCGAATGTTGGATTGTGTCGCTTGTTAGATAATCCTACATGCCGGCGTCAAGGCGAGACATCTGAAGCATATTATGAACGCTCATTGATTCTCAAGAAACAGTTAAACATCGCATATGATAAGTATAATGGCAAAACATATAATGCGAATCCATTAGCATTGTTAGGGGCGATGTTTCCGCAAGTCAGGCGAGTGCGTGATGGCGCGAATGAAGTTATTTCGCGCTTTATTGATGTAAATAAATGGTTGTTTTGTAGTGAATTAGTCGCGACTGTATATATTGAAACCGGCATCATTGATGACAAGACTGATGGTATTGAAGATGGTAAGGTGTTAGACCCGGCTGATGTATTACCTGTAGACTTCTTGGGAGTGGACGCGGATAAGAACGGGATTAGGAATGCGATATGTGAGGCATCGCCTGTGTGGATTAAAACACGTGTTGAGTTGTTGAGGGAGTAAAAATTGATATTGACTTCTTTACTGTGTGTTATCTTTGCGCGATGGAGCAGTATCTCCATGGTGAGAAATTTAAAGAATATGGACATAGGCCAATCAATAAAAAATATATTAGTGATAATAATGTTCTGTTAACTATTACAAACGAATATAATTGCGATTATTTAATGATTGATGATGTTGATAGCGCTGAAATAACAAACTGTTTTCACAGACTACTGTGTTCATTATGTGGTAATATAATAAAATTTCAAAGCATGAAAACAAATAAATACGAGTTTCATTTTCACTGCTTTGGTTATTTAAGACAAATTAAAAATAATAAAGCAATAACACATATTAGGCTACCATTTAATGGTTATCTTCTAAAATTACCAATATATGCTGGGTTAACTATGCGTGTGTTTATCACATATGATGGGTATAAACTATATGCATTCACGTTAAATCAAGGTTTTAATATTTGGCCAATAAGAACTAAATCTTTACATGATGAATTACGGAAGAATCCAACGCAACATGATGACCGCAGTATAAAATGCTATTCATGCCAGAGTCATACCTATTTCTATTATAAGTTTATGGATGTGGGTGAATACTGTTGTGATTGCATGTTTAGATATACCAAACTAAAAAGAAATTTGGTCCATAAGCATTATTTAATGTGTCAAGTCATCATTGGCGATATTGTGAATGTTTTAATTAGGATGATTGTTGACGTTCTTAACTATTGTTATTAAATGTGCGTTGATTAAATCAACGCACTTATTTTTATCAATCATTTAACGCACTGACTTTGTAGAAGTGAATGGTAATTATCAATTCCATCTTGAATGTGCGACTATTATGACTAACATTAAAAATGAGAACATAATCGCGCATATTTATTTAGATAACATTAGAAAAAAAGTGTATTATCATAATCAATCGAATAAAATTATTTTGTATGACAGTAATATCATTAATGTGTGTGTGATAGAAAGAGGGTATATCCGCAGGTCATTTAAGTCACAATCTTTATACTGTGATTTGCGAATAACACTAAATACCATTGCTTGTTGTAATATGTGTCTTCTATGTTATAAAACATTATATTATGCCATTGAATATAGTAATATCGCATTGCTTTAAATGTCATGAACTGCGCACACAATTAAAGCAAAATTTAATTCAGAAATGCTCATATTACACGATATTATTATTCTCGATATAGTAAACGCTATTATATGCGCAATAATAGATATACTTGATATACTCTATTGATGTATCCTGCCTATTATTTTTTATATTATCGGCGCGTATTATTATATATTATTTTTTATACAATACCAACAATAAATGTATAAACGCGTGGTTCTTGATTGCTTAATTGAGGTATTTTTTGATTTGGAATGGCCAGCGCGAATCCGCCTACTTAAAATCAACGAAATGGACCCAGTTGATTTATACTATGAATGTTGCCGCCTCAGTAATGAAGCAAACGAATTTATTATCCAGGAAATCGTATATTATCAACTATGTGAAGTCGCAAATGGTACACCAAATAATAGGGCGTTAACTTCGTATCCATTGATGCTAACTACATCATACCCGCATACTATTATCTATCCGCTGTGTGATGTTATTGAGGAGATTATTTTGTCAGATAATAATGAGAAACAATTAAAACGCATTGATGGGCATATTAATTATATACTATTTACACTTAATGAAGTTATTGATAATGATTTGATAAAAAGAAGAGTGCGGGAGATGTTCTCTCGTATAATAAACGCTGATGATGATTTAAAGATTGTTAAGAAGTTTGCGTGTTTGTTTTAGACAGGATTTTTAGAGGGGATTTTAATTAAAAACCAGTCTACCTAACACCCCTCACTACCGTCATGCCAGATAATTGCCGGCATATTATTCACACGATGAAGTAGACCGTTTTTATACCACGCTCTTGTTCCATTATCACATACTGGTGATGGTTCATCAAATATACTATGACAAACATTAAATATCCTATAGACAGATGTCCAAGTTATTTTCTTTACAATTACCAAAGAAATATACAGTTTAACACTTCAATTGTATGTGAGTATTCCTTGAATTCATCATTATAGTGATACATCCAATAGAATACAGCTTCATCATATGATGTGATTTTTATGCGTATATACCTTCGAATTATAGAGGGGATATAATGATGACTCCATCAATTTTTCCACATATTAAAGAAAAAAACATATAGTATCAGCAAACGCATATCAAACAATGTCCACTCTCACCGAATTAATCTCATTACTTAATGTGAATATATCCGACGATATAAAATCCGCGCATACTTACTTGCGAGACCGTGTTCCTAAGACAATTGCGGTGAATACAGTATCTGAAGTTTCTTTGGAAACTTCAGATACGCAACAAACAACTCGCTTCATCTTATTCGTCATTAATAAGACCAACGCAAATATCTCCCCACTTCATAGTGAAGCCAATGGAATAATCATCCAGTTTGATGCCAATAACACCGATTGTCAATGGTCAACATTAGTCGCGCCAACTCAAGTTCTACTCAACGTTTACAATAAGCAAACCTTGACAAAGAACATTAAGAATTACACAATTGAACTCGCGTATGATGGAACAATCGTCTCTCTCTATTATTATTTATTAAAATGGCGCATATCAACAGCGCGTGGCATTGAAGTTAATGACGCATTATGGATGTCAAACAAGACATATACCGTGATTATTGATGAAGTTCTCACACAGTATCAATTAACATTTGATAGTTTGGATACTTCAAAGTATTATACTTTTGGATTCCACCATCCTGATTTTCACCCATTCACTGAAGAAATCAATGCTTGGAACATTACAGTGCCAGGATTAAACGCCGCAATGATTGACGCATTCTCTACTCACCAGAGTGTTCAATTCGCACCTAATTATTCACGCGAGAAGATTGTCGATATGATATTCTCTAAGAACGCATATTCATTAAAGAATTACATCGAAAAAAAGGAGATTCACTATGGTTATATCTTACGAAGTGGAACTAAAAACTTATTCTTAGAAAGTGCGCTATATTCATCAATCAAGAAAATCTATTATGTTAAGCCAAGACCAGAATCAGATAGCAAGTATGAGTTAATGAACTCTATCATTCAGCGTCAAATGCTCCAAGTTAACTACCGTAATATGTATGTTGTATTACGTGCATATATGGATTATCGCACCAAGTATGTCGCATTATCATTATTTCCTAAATTTAAGGAAATGTATGATGAATTCGACAAGTTCTTTAATGAATTGGCGATTACCACGCTATTACACATTCACGATAATGCGCTCCCATTGGCATGTAAGAAAGAAGGCTCGATTCCAACTGTTCATGAAAAGTCGCTTGATAACTTACTCGCGAAGGTATGCGCGCATATTAAGAGAAATGGCGGTGTCAGTCCAACTGACAGCGATAGTAAGAGCATTATTACTGACTTCTTGATGGATGAGAACTATACTCATGTATATGTAAACTACTTGGTCAATTAAGAAAAATATGATTGATGCGAAAAAGAAGTATTAGCGATGAATCATTCCGCTTACTTTTTTTTAATTGATGATTATAACACAATCATACTTCGCTGATTGATTATGTGTAATTTATACATCAGTGCGTGCGAATATCACGTAGATTAGATGGCGAATGGCGCAGGCTTTCCTGTGGACTATATGGGATAAATTAATGAGAAAATTGATATCCGATCGCATTAAATATAGTTAAAGAAAACGCATATAGAAATGCCCGTTCAAAGAGTAGAAAATGGAGATATCAATGCACGCCCTGTAAGACGCGTGTTAAATGTATTGGCATACACCGATATCGAAAATATATGCGCGGATATGTATTCGCAGATGTTAGATGATGGGCAGCAACGTGAGGTTGTTTTTGGTAATTGCGTGATTATGCGCGCGGAGATTGAAAGCAATATGGTTATAATTAAGCAAGAATCTAAGAATGGATTTAGTGGCTTTTACCGCAATGGTTCATTCTTTCAAATGAAACACATGGCATTGCATAAATTAACGCCTGATGATGTTGTTATCATGATGACAAACTCCTTCATAACTGAGTGGATGAGTCAGTATAATGATATGGACAATGTAGGACAAGATTTCATGGGTCAATATCATCAGGAAGTGATTCCACAAGAATGCGTGATTCAGTAAGCGCATCATTTGTATTTTTTATGTTTGTATTATCCTGCGTAAGCTTTGTTCGCTTACGATAATGCGCCTTCAAAATATGTAAAAAAATTGAATTCCGTTAATCAAATAACCGTATTAATAAATTTACTCGCGTAAGATGGGTGGCATTGATGAAGTAAGTAGTTTCCGCGAATATAGTAATCGCGATTTTATAATTTCAGTAAAAGATATGTGGTGGATAATAAAGCAGAAAAGTGTTCTACCAGGTCAGATAATTATGTGTGGAAATGAAAATCTGATTATATTTATTCAAAATGATGAAATTAATTTACAACAGAATGTTGAAGTTGGAGGAGTATGTGGTGTTTATAGGAACAGTAGATTTTATGATTATTATGTCGGTGAGATGTCTATTGAAGAAGCGTTTGAGCACATCATAGATGGTTTCAATGGTCAAACCTTTATTTAAACGCATTAACTTAAACCCATTAACTTAAATGTATTAACTTAAATGTATTAACTTAAATGTATTATTTTTTTATTAAGGGGTCCATGTGTTTGACATAGCTTCAAATCCCATTCGCTTAGTGCTTGAAGTATTCATTTGATTATTCCCCCTATTTGGCATCGCCGTGATTCTATCATTAAGGCCGACATCAACGCGCTCCCATTGTGTTCCAACAGATGAAAATGAAGCTGGTTTTCTTTGTTGCCTATTAGCGCATCCCATTGGTCTAATGACGCATCGCATATATGCATCATCTCTATCAAATCCGTTCATCTTATAAGTAATATTTAAACGTAGTTATAATTACTGGAATATAAAATATTTTTCAATTTTAATAATTCGCTATCAATCGCATTAATTATTTTATTAAAACTATATTGCGCATCCGCATCATCACCGTAAGTTGCGCTTAAATTGCGGATTCCAGGCAATGCGATTGTTAATGCGTCGTATATCTTATGTAGGGCCGCGATTCTATTCGCTTTCTCCACTGTATCATATTCATCCAATAGGTATTTACTTTCTAAGATTTTATCAGCTAATTCAATCGTGGTTTTCACTAATGTTGTTATTGCTTTGACTGATTTCTCGCGACTATCATTCGCTTTAAACCGCCATATAAATTGAAGCATACCTTCTGGTTCGATTGTTATGTGGTCTTTCGCAGTGCTAATCCGCGAGTTCTTTTTGATTTCAGCGAGGGTTTTTAAGTCGTAGAGAAGGTCGTCAAGTAGTTCCATTCGTTATTTTATTTTGGTTTCATTTATTTAATTAAGAGACCATTGGTCTCTTAATTAAATAAATGAAACCAAAATAAAATAACGAACTCGCCCGATGTGTTCATATCATTTTGCTCAAGCAAAATGATATGAACCTCACAGACTTCGCCAATTAGTGTATACAATATTAGTTTTAATATAATTTATATATTATCACTCTTATTCATCATCACATCGACACGCTCAATCAAATCATTCACCTGCGTTTCCAACTCCCTTATGCGTTCATCTTTCTCAGCGAGTGAATTATAGATTAGGCGCATTTCAATGGCGACCATCTGGTCATACTGCTTCCAAATCAAGAGTTTGTCATCATCATATGCGATTTTATCTTGTTTATAGAGGTAATCACCATCTGTTCCATCGCGTTGATTTTCGATGATTATCATTTGATTTTTATGAAGTTTTACATACCAGAGGCCCCGACCATTGATGAATATACATGCGCGCACTGGTAGATGTGGGTAGAATGCGGGATGGATACGGAAGAAGTTATCGAGTTTATTCTGCGAGTTAGTAGACATTCTTGTAGTTATACGATTTATTAGGTATGTAAAGATAGTTTAATATATTAGAAAATTGATTCTTATTGTAAAACTATAAGTAGAGAAGTAGAGAACATCATGGAAACCAATATTAGGCGAACATACCTGGCGAGCGAAGAACTAGTCGCGAAAATCCACGCATCTTATGAATTAAAATCTGTGGAGAAATTCTATGATTTTGTCTATGATACCAATGATTTTCAATTGATTAAAGCTGGTTATCTGTTATTGTTGAGGGCAAAGAATGAAAGTGAGGATGATTCCGTTGATGATTTTGATGATGATTTTCTATGGTTATCTACTACTAACTATAATTATGAAAAAAATAAGAAAGCTATGGAAGAAAATCTACAAAATAACGGAACAGATTCATATTATTATATGAAATGGAATCGATTTGATGAAAGTGAAGATGATTCTGAAGATGAGGTGGCTCAAATGATTGGTGAATATTAAGTATAATTTCAATATAAAAAATTGAAATTATTTTTTTATATAATGAAATGTTGACACTTAAACGAATAGTATTCGCATATATTGGTATCTCAGTTGTTATTGATGGATTGGCGATTAGTCAGATGTATCAAGCTCGAAAGAACGTTGAATGCCAAAGAGAAATAATCAAGCATTTGAAGATAAATGTTGAAAAAAATAATGACGCGATTAAAGATGATGACATAGATGCGATTAAAAGTGGGTTTAGAAGTGAAGTAGGGGCTCGGAACTGTTAAGTTCCTTTTTATACAAGTCTACATATGACAAAGAATCACGTCTTATTTTTTATCCATATTTACCATAAAAACATATACAAATCTAATATAATTTCATTTTAAAGATTATA